TTCAGACAATTCCATATAAAGTGTAAGCGCGTTGAAAGTGCCGTAAATCTAAGGGTTTGCGGCACTTTTGTTAATTTAGATCACAAAAATGAAAAAGTATTTGAAACATTGTGAGAAGCCCTGAAAATAGCAAGGTAGGCAACGAGTAGGTAACGCGTAGGTAACAAGGTGAAGGAAACAAAAAGAGGGAGCATTTATAGGCAAAGAAAAGCCGCAACCACAAGGGTTACGGCATTTTTTCTACTTCATTTCTGAGCCATTCAACATCGCGGATTGTGTAGACTGCTTCGGTTACGTCTGTGATTTTGTGACCGGCAAGACGTTTCACAACATATTCGTCCACGCCTGCTTTTTTTGCCATTGTAATGAATGTTGTGCGGGGATCATGCGGACGATGTTCAGAACGAAGATTCAGTGCAGTGACAACTTTATCAAACCGGCCAGCATATTTGTCGTAGGTGATCTTCATACCACCCTTGGTTGCTTCCGGATCATTAAAGAGACGGTCGCTTCCAAGAGAAATAGATTCATTATAATTTCTTTTTACCAGTTCGCGGATTCGAGTGTGAATCGGGACAGTACGGTGTCTTCCTGCGTCTGTCTTCATGCCTCCAGTAATACACCACTTTTCTAAATCAACATCTTTTAATTCCAGCAGCCCCATTTCTTGGGGACGCCACCCCATGTAACATTGTATAAGCACCCAGTCCGCAAATTTGACATTGCCAACAGCATTCCATAGAGCTTTCATTTCAGAATCGTTGAAATTTATATGGCCACGTTTAGCCTCTTCTTTTTCTTTAATGATATCGTTTGAGAGTTCAAAGGTACGGGCATAGTTTTTGGAGACAAGATCATATTCCATAGCATAGTCTAGCATGAGGTTAAACATGGATTTTATTCTGGATTTCGTTCCGGGGGATGCAGGCACCTTAGCTCCGGCATCCTTACCCCGGTTTTGAATTACATATCCGTCTTCCATGATTCCTTTTATATGGCGGGCGCGCAGATCCTTCACACGCATCCCCTGGATAGCGTGACAATATCTCCAGGCAGCAATGATCGTCCTGGAAGAAGAATCACTTTCAAGTGTGGGAAAGTAAGCTGCTGTCCATCTCTCATAAAGCTCGGCCAGAGTCATATTGTTGTTTTGAATATCATAGGGGTTGGCTCCATATTCGGCTAAAGCCTGCAGAGCCTCTTTTTTGGTTTTAAAGGTTCCGATAGTAACTCTGTTCTGGACTGCTTTCCCGGTTTCCTCGTTTATGATCCAGCCGAGAGTTACCCTGGCTAGATATGGCTTACGCCGGTTTCCAGATAATTTAGTTACGCTTCCATAGCCGTTCGGTAGTTTCAATAGATCATCTCCTGTTACAATGTAATGGTTTCGATAATGTTTCCGAGATCCTGGAAATTTGTTTTTATCGGCTTCAGAGAAAGGAGAGAGTTCAAACCTATACTTTTCTGGTTAGGCCTTTGCTGGTCCAGAACAGAAGTAGGTAATACATAAAATTCCCAGAGATTAAGATTTCTTATGGATTGTTCGCGACTTCTGGCAGTATACAGGCAAAAGACATACAGGTCAGAATGACGGCTCCGATCAGGAGAATAACCTGTCTGCGGATTCCATGCTCGCTTTGGTGCGATGTCAAAAATAATGTGTGAAAAGTAGTCCTCGCTCCAAGATTGAAGGTAAGCGGCAGATTTTACTTCAATCCTTCGCCCGGAAGGGCTGGTTAGATCATAAGGTGTCCAGTCAGTCCTCAAAATTTCTCGGGGGGGGGGTAAAAATGAGAATGATTTTTTTACGAGAAATTCTGCCAGCACACCTCGAAGCGTATTGTTAAGCAGATCAGAATAGGCCCAGCTCCAAAATTCAGAGATGGATATTTCTGTATCATTGCCATCGAGAGTAAATTTCTCATTTCCGTTTAGTAGTTCCATTGTCTCCTCCTCATTAGGTAAGGACAGCCGGTAAACATCCGTTCAGAGATTGAAGCAGAGAGAGCTGACATACTTCATCCGAGAGAGGACCGTAAGAGTGAACCATGTGAATAAGGGATTCATCAGATAAAGAGATACGGGCCTGCAGTCTTTGAATTTTGGCGGTTGCCCTGTACAAAGTTTGAGTGTCACAGCAGTTAAGACTTGTGCAGAATGAAACAAGATAAAAAAGAATGGCCGGTACATCATGCCCGGCCATTTCTTCTGCTCTTGCAAGGGTGAAATACTTGGCTGCGTTGTGCTGCATAAAACATCCTCCTGTCAGTACCGAGTATTACAATACCAGCTCAGCCGGATAATCTTTTCCCTTCGTCAACGTATTTCTTTGAGTCCTCGACAGCACGTAAGAAGCCTTTGATATCCCCTATATATTCGTACTGCTTGTTTATAGGGAGTTCGTGAAATAAATCCAAAAGCTCTTGATCCATTGCGGAAAGCTGTGGTTCTGGAGGCACCGGTTCTGCAGCAAACGGTTGCTCGACCACAACAGGGCGCTCCTTACCAGTCAGAAGATAATCCAACGAAACGCAAAGATAATTTGCGATAGCTGGCATATAGCGAGCTGGTGGATCTTTTTTTCTGGCTTTCCATGTAGACATAGTAGAGGTTTGGATATCGAGAATCTTGCACAATTCTATGGCCGTTTTGCCACGTTCTGCGAGTAATTCGGATATGCGTTCGATGATTTCCATAATACACCTCCAAGTGCATAAAATTACGCAAATACGAGGTAAAATCTTTACAAATACGCAGATTCGTGCTATAATATAACCATGAAACAAATAATTATTCGTGGTTGCGAGCCTATGATTTAAAATTTGTTTCATACCGAGTGCGCGTTTGTAATAACTCGTATTTGTATTATAACACGCACTCAGAAAAAATGCAAATGCGAATCGCAGATGCAGGAAAGGAGATTGATGTAAATGAGCAATACTACTGTCCCCATTTCTGAATGGTGTAAGGAAATAAGAGTTGCGCTTGCGAAGAAGGAAACAAACCTTCAGAACGTAGCCCAGGAGATTGGTTACAGTTATACAACAATAACCGCTCTCATCAGTGGCCGTATCGTGAAGAAAAATTACCTGGATATCGCAAAGAAAATTAACGAAGTCTTGGAAGTGGATGTACTTCCGGAAAAGCCGCAGCTTCCGTCTGATGAATGGTGTGGAACGGTGCGAGCGAAACTGTATATGAAGAAAATGAATATCAGCGAGCTGAGCAAGTCCATCGGATTCAATCGAGACAAGGTATCGTTAGTATTGAACGGACACGCACTTGATTGGCCAGTGATTGAAAAAATCAATGAACAGTTGGAAGTTGAAGTGCCGGCCGTTCCTGTAGGTACTGATTAAATTATAAGCGAAAGTAAGGTAAATGAGAATGGGACGGAACCCTATAAAAGAAAACCAGAATCCGTATTTTAGAGCCAGAAAACAGGCTGCAGAATGGGATGCGAGGCTGGAAAGTAGAGAAAGAGCATCAGAGCTTATAGGAATTGCGGCATATACGCTCGCAGATTATGAGCTTGGAAATGTAAAAAGAATACCGGCTGATAAGGTTTTAATAATGGCGGATCTGTATAACGCACCTTGGCTCCTGAGCAATTATTGTAAGAACGAATGTCCGATTTGTGGATTTCTTCCACTTGCAACGGAAGAGAAAAATATATGCAGCGTGACGGTGAGGTTGTTAAAAGCCTTGCGAGGAAATGAGCTGGAAGATATGAAAAACCAGTTGCTTGAAATATCCGAAGACGGGCAGATCAGGGATGACGAGGTGGATGCGGTGAGGAAGATTTCGGAATATCTGGATAACATCGCAGAAGTAATAAGTGAATTTAAGATTATGAGCGATAAGGCTCTGAAAGACAAATAGGAGGACACGATGAGAAAGGTCAGACAATTACTGAGAGAAAATTGGATACCGGTTTTAGCTGGGATTTTTCTGACAAAGTGGGCTGTAGATTATGCATATCAAGCGCGGGGTTATAACGCGATAGGGAGTGAATGGTTAGTGTTACCGTTCACCATTTTTATTTTTAACTGGGGAAAAGCCGCGTGGAAAGATTTAAGAGGTGAATAGGTATGTGTGCAGTATGCAGAAAAAATCCATGTGACAGTAGATGTCCGAACGCAGAAGAGCCGAAATCCATATATACGTGCGAATGGTGCAATGAACCGATTTATGAAGGCGATAAGTATATGGATACTTCGGAAGGCCCGGTTTGTAAAGATTGCATAGAAGGTATGAGCGTTGTAGAGTTTTGCGAACTGATTGGAGAATCGTTCAAAATAGCGGAGAAGGAGGAAGAATAGAATGGCAGATCAGACAGGAATGCAGCCGGCAGCACCACAAGCGGCACCAGCTGTTCCAGTAGTAAAACAGGTAAAGGAGTTGCTTTCCCAGGACAAAATCAAAGAAAAATTCGGAGAAGTCTTAGGGCAGAAAGCTCCTCAGTTTATGGCCTCGATCACTAATACAGTATCAGGAAGCGCACAGTTGAAGAAATGCCCTGCAAATTCAATTATCGGAGCTGCGTTTGTAGCAGCAACATATGATCTCCCGATAGACAGCAACCTTGGATTTGCGGCAATCGTTCCGTATAACGAGAGTGTTTGGAACCCCAGGAAGAAAGACTGGGAGAAGATTCCAAAGGCTCAGTTCCAGATGATGTATAAAGGCTTCATTCAGCTGGCGATCCGGTCGGGATATTACGAGCGAATGAATTATGCAGTTGTATACAAGGACGAGCTGGAATCATATAACCCAATAACAGGCGAGATTAAGTTTACGGAAGATTTCAGTAATTGCAAGCAGAGAGATGCCGGAGATGAAGCAAATGTGGCCGGATATTACGCCTGGTTCAGATTGAAGACCGGTTATAGCCAGGAGCTGTATATGTCAAAGAAAGCAGTGGACAATCATGCAAGAAAGTATTCCCAGGCGTACAGATATGATCTGAACAAAGGCAAGAAGTCAAGTAAGTGGACCACAGATTTTGAAGCGATGGCGCTGAAAACAGTCATTAAGCTGCTTCTTAGCAAGTGGGGAATTTTATCAGTGGATATGCAGAGAGCCATCCAGGACGATCAGAAGACATATGACGAAGAAGGAAATGGAACCTACGGCGATAACAAGTCGGATTCAGTTCCGGAATTGGAAGCACAAGATCCGTTTGAGGTAGTAGAGGAAGAACCAGAAGACGTAGATATCGATGCGATGTAGGAGGGATGATACATGGTTTTGACGGCAGAGAATTATTATAGCCAGGAAGCGAACGAAGAATATATGAGCGTATCGCAGTTCAAGGATTTCTGCGGTACATATGGGAAAATGCCTTGCGAATTTACTACAATGGAAAAGCTGAAAGGAAGATGGGAAGAGCCGAAGTCAAAGGCTCTTATGGTTGGAAGTTATGTGGATTCCTACTTTGAGGGGACACTGGATAAATTCAAGACAGAGAATCCGGATCTTTTCAAGAGAGACGGAACGCTGAAAGCTGAGTTCGTCAAGGCGGATGAAATTATTCAGAGAATCGAGAGAGACGATTATTTTATGAAGTTCATGTCCGGCGAGAAACAGGTCATTATGACGGGCGAGCTGTTTGGGACAAAGTGGAAAATCAAGATGGACAGCTATATTCCAGGCATTGCAATTGTAGACTTAAAGGTTATGGCATCGATCACAAAGCTGGAATGGGTAAGAGATATCGGATATTTGGATTTTGTGCGGTACTGGGGATATGACATCCAGGGTGCAATTTATCAGGAGATCGTCCGCCAGAACACCGGAAAGAAGTTACCGTTTTATATTGCTGGAGCTACGAAGGAAAGCGAACCGGATATTCGGATCATTCATATTACCGACAATTATCTGGCCGAGGCACTGAACCTGGTAGAAATGAATATGGCGAGAGTCCTGGCTGTGAAATCAGGTGATACAGAGCCGGATCGGTGCGAATTGTGTGATTGCTGCAGAAAGACAAGAGTTCTGAAAGCCCCTATTTCTATTACGGATTTAACGGCGGGTATTTGATATGGCTGAGAAGAAGTATTACTGGTTGAAAATGACAGACCAGTTCTTTAAAGATAAGACAATAAAGAAGCTGAGGAAGATAGCAGGGGGCGACACCTATACGATTATCTATCTGAAAATGCTGCTGACGGCAATTAAGCAGGGAAACAAAATGTATTTTGAAGGTATAGAAGACGATTTCATGGAAGAGCTGGCGTTGGAGCTGGATGAAGATACAGATAACGTAAAGGTAACAGTAAGCTATCTGAAAAGCAAGGGTCTGATAGAAGTTCTTGGAGCAGACGAAATATTGCTGACGCAATGCGCTGAGATGGTTGGATCGGAAACGGATGCCGCAAGAAGAAAAAGACTGCAGAGAGACCGGGAACGGAATCGGGCAATAGGAACAGATCCGGTGCCTGTCATAGAAGAAAAGCCAGAGGTTGTTGCAGAAGAAAAACCGGCCAAGAAAAAAGCCGAGAATACGATCCAGTTATTTCATCGTTTGGTTGAAGATTACGATATCTCAGAACCTGTTCGAGAAAAGATGGAAGTTTGGTTCCGGTACAAGATGGAGCGAAAGGAATCATACAAGGAGCAGGGAATGAAATCATTGCTCAAAAAGACCGAAAATAGTGAAGGAAGTTACGGTGCGAATGAAATCTGCAATCTTATTGAAGACTGCATGGCGAACAACTGGAAAGGAATTATCTGGAAAATCCTGGAGGAAAGAAAGCAGCAGCGACCGGCAACAAGAACCGAGCAGATACAACAAAGGGTTAGCGAGGTAGATGGCTGGTAATGGAAAGAGAACAGTTCAAGGTTTTAGTGAAGGCTATGAAGGCTGTATATGCACAGCCGACTTTCATTCCGGATCAGGATGCGTTCAATGTATGGTTCGCATTGTTGGGAGATCTGCCATATAAACAGGCAGAGCTGGCAGTTCAAAAGCATATGGCAACTGAGAAATTCCCGCCGACAATAGCAGATATAAGGGAAAAGGCAGAGCAGATCACTTCCGTAAAAGAAACGGAAATGAGTGAGTTGGAAGCCTGGGCGATTGTGCGAAAAGCAATTGGAAGATCAAGCTATTATGCAGAAGAGGAATTTGAGAAATTGCCCGAGGCCTGCAAGATGGCAGTCGGAAACCCAAGCAACCTAAGAGAATGGGCGATGATGGATTCAGACCAGGTTGGAACCGTAGAGCAATCTCATTTTGTAAGAAATTACCGGACAGCGATGCAGAGAATAAAAGAAGACCGAAGAATACCAGAAAAGGTCCGAATGGCAATAGCCGAGGTAAAAAAACAGCAGATGCAGATTGAGGATAGGCAGGAGAAACATACGTTGCCAATCCAGGAAGAAGATGAAACGAAAGGCGAAATGTCAGAAGAAATTAAGAGAAAGCTGGAGGAATTGCGAGAAAGAATGGGAACAGGAGGTAAGGCATGGAAGGGATGAATAGCCCGGAAACACTCAAGGAGGATGAAGTGCGAAGCATAAGATTTATTATTCCAGGCGTGCCATTTGGTAAGCAGAGGCCGAGAGTGACTGTTAAGAAATATACTGGTAACGATGGAGAGGAAAAGAGATTTGCGAAGGCATATACGCCAGAAAAGACTGTCAATTATGAAAACCTGGTTAAGATGGCGTACAAGGAAGAGGCAAAAGGAAAAAGGTTTAAGGATGGGGATATGTTGGATGTCCGTATCATTGCTTATTACAATATCCCACTGTCCACTAGCAAGAAAAGAAGAAGGATGATGCTGGAGCATAAGATTCGGCCAACAAAGAAACCAGACTGGGATAATATCGGAAAGATCATCTGCGATAGCTTAAACAATATTGCATATCATGATGATAACCAGGTTGTAGATGCACAGGTAAGAAAGTTCTTCTCAGAGCATCCAAGAGTAGAAGTAACAATAAGAAAGGTGGAAGGGTAATGGCAACAGAAGAAAAACAGGCAGTAGTAGAGAAAACCACAGTAGTTCCGGGCAAAATGGAGTTTAGATTGATTAGCCCGACAGAGAGCAATTTTTTGAAACACATCGAATGGAACAAAGAAGAGCTACTGGCGGCAGTTAGAAGCAAGGTTGCATTGTATGAAGGGATTGTATATACCGAAGAAACAGTTAAATTAGCAAAGAATGATCGAGCGGAACTGAACAATCTTGTTAAGGCAATAGATGAGCGTAGGAAAAAGGTTAAAGAGGTTATCAATCAGCCATACGCAGAGTTCGAGAAGGAATTGAAGGAAATCACTGATCTTATCAAGAAGCAGTCTGCAGAGATTGATGAACAGGTGAAAGCCTTTGAGACTGCAGAAAAGGAAGAAAAGAAAGCAAAGATCATGGAGGCTTACGAGAAAGCCATCGGGAATCTTGCAGAAATCTTGCCATTTAGCAAGGTTTTCGATCAGCGTTATCTGAATAAGACCTGTAAACTGGCATCCGCAATTGCAGAAGTGCAGAAGAAAATTGAACAGGTAAAGACTGATCTTGAAACCATTGAAAGCGTATGCGGAAAGTATAAGTTGAATGCTAAGGATGTATATGTCCGCACCTTGGATTTGTCAAAAGCTATGGCGGAGGAAAAGCGCCTGAAAGATCTGGAAGAAAAACTGGAGGCAGAGCGTATTCAGAAAGAAAAAGCTGCAGAAGAAAGAAGAAAGGCAGAGGAAGCCAGAAAAGCAGAGGCAGAGCGCATCCGTAAGGAAGAAGAGCAGAAGGAAATCGAGAGACAGAAAAAAGCGGAGGAGGAGCGCATTGACGCAGAGAAAAAGCAGAGTGTTCCGGAAATGCCGCAGGACGTTCCGACAGAGCAGGCAGCTGTTTCTGTACCGGAACCGGTAGTTGATCCGTTTGCTCAGACACAGCCGCAGTCGATTCCAAAAAAGAAGTGCAGAGCTAAGTTCTTTGCAATCGGAACCAAAGAGCAGCTGAAGGCGTTAGTTGGATATATGAAGGAAAATGGAATCAAATATGGAAAGGTGGAGTAAGGGATGGACAAATTTATGAAAGCACTGGATTTTGACAGTGATACGCTGGGAAACGTAAAACGAGATATGAATTTCGTTCTGCAGAGATTGATCGGAAATATGATGGAGAAAGAAAGCACGAATGGAAGTTTGACATTGAAAATTGATGTTAGCTTCACTCGGGAATATATTCCGAATTATGATCCTAAAGTAGAAGGCGAAAGCAGGAAAATCAATAAGCCAAGTTTCAAGCATAAAGTCACATCAACCGTGCAGATCACGGACAAAAAGGATGGTAACATGGACACAGAAATGGAACTGGCGTTCGATGAAGATAGCGGCGAGTATGTTTTACAGCCGATAGCCAATACAGCTCAGAAGAGCATTTTCGACAGTGATTACGAGGAAGATCTGAAACCGGAGGAGGAGCAGGAAAAAGAAGAACCAAAAGGAATCCCCCAGTTACCTGGCCCGACAGAAGCAGAAGACGAGGACGTAATCGATGTAGAATACACAGAGACGGAGACCGGACAGGAGACAGATGCAGAACCGGAAGAGGATATTACGGATGAAATTCTGGGAGATGCAGAAGATCCGGACGATATGGATGGCTACGATTACGAAAATCCGGAGGATGAAGCATGAGAATCAAAGAGAAGAGAATGAAGAGTTTTGTCAGCAGAGTAAATGTCCTAGTGCAAGACAAAAAGCATACAGAAGCTGCCAAAGCAGTGAGCGATGGACTGCAGTATTATTCAAACAATGTGATTAAAGCAATTTCTCCGTATGCTGCAGCTGATGCAGGGATGATCGTAGTAGTGCTTCGCCATCTGGCTGATGAAATTGAATCAAAGAATATAGGGGCAAAAGAATTTGCCGAGTGGTTGGACGAGCATACTAAGAAGCCGCCTCTTACAGAAACACAGGTAGTCAAGAAGACAAATATGCAGTAGGAGAGGAGAAAAATGAGCAAAGTAAAAATTACCTTAGAGATTACAACTACAGAAAAGAGCAAAGTTGATGCAGATATTCTTGCAACTTATGTATTGAGATCAGTTGCAGGAACGACAGCTACGAATGGAGCAATGGTTAGCGGCTATCGTTGTGTTTTAGTAGCAAGCGAGGAAGAGGAAAATGTCCAATAAGTTGAAAAAAGTCTTCGGACTGGACCCTGAGTATAACAAACAGCTTGAAGAAAGTATGCGGGAAGCAGAGGAAAAAGCACTGAAAGAAAAGTGGTGTTGCACCTGTGAGTGTTATATACCAGTTGATCCTTACCTTCCAGGGATTGTGACGGCATATCCAGAGTGCGAAAAAGGCAGAGATCCAATGCAAAGTTGCGAAGAGTACAGAAGGAAAGGGTACGCAATCCGCAATAGCTCATGGGCAGATCGGATACGAGAGAGATTTATGAGAAAGGAGTAGAGATGGCGCTGGTTACTATATGCATTACGGCGATAGGAACACTTATAATCGAGCGTGTTGCCAGAAAAATTTATTCGGAGATCAAGGAAAGATACGAAGCCAGAATAGAAGACCGAAAAAATGGGTTTGCATATGGGGAATATCTGAACAATATAGCTTATGCGTATGGAATGAAACGCAAATTTTTTGAGTCAGACAAAGAATTTAGAGCGAGGATCTTGGAGCAGATAAGGGGGCTATAGGATGGCAACGAGATATATTATGACGCACGAAGTGATCCGGCAGGAAGAAGCTAGATTACTGGGAAGATTTGAAACATATCCGGTGAACGGAAGGAAGACCAGTGCGGAAACGATAAAGAAAATCAGGAAGGAAATCGGAAACATGACATTTAGAATTGCCAGAAAGTGCAATGTGAGTGTGAATTATCCGAGATGGAACATCCAAGGAAAGAAAGTAGTGCTGGGAGAACCTTCGGTCCTGCTTCCGACATTGAGATATGTGAGCTTTGAGGAATTGAAGGCAATAGAATTAGGTTACGAAGGAGGTGCGTAATGGTACCGAGGTGCAAGGAGTGCCGGCATTGCGAGTTGCGCAATCGGGCAGAGAGCAAGTTTGCTGGCGGATATGGATACGGAAGAGGAAATTTCTTCTGCGAAAATCAAGAAACAAAGAGGTTGCCGAGAGAAGCTTTTGGAAATCAGATGCCGAGTTTTATAGGATTTGGCACACCAGAATACGACACGAAGCTGACGATGAAGACAAGCCCAAGATGGTGTCCAAGGAGGAAAAAAAAGAATGAAGCAGAATAGTGCAGGACAATTCAGCCAGTGCAATAGATGTGGGGCAAGAATAATGTGGGTAAAAACAAAGGCAGGAAAGAATATGCCGGTAGATCCCCAGTTCGTAGATTTTAAGAAGATTAAGGGCGGCAAAGAAAGATTAGTGCTTCCAAATGGAGAAGTCGTAGCCGGAAAGAGATGCAAAGCGTGCGAAGCGGATGGTTATGGTTACATTTCTCATTTTGCGACATGCCCGGGGTACAGATCCTGACATAAAAGAAGAGGCCGCCTCCCTGACGAAAGACGACCACACGCGATACCGGAATTATAACCCGGAAAGATGGAAAAAGTCAAGGAGGTGGCAGCATGGCTGTAGAAGAAAATGTAAAAGAAAATACGCCGAAGGCTGAGGGTGAAGTACAGGGAGTGAAATACATTTCCCTGACAGAAGAAGAATTGGAAAGGCTCATAAAGGCCGCAGGCCGTGAGGGAGCCAAGAAAGGAGTAGAAGCCTACGAGAGAAGAAAAGAGAAAGACAAAGAGGAACTGGCAGACAAGGTAAAGAACAGTGCCAAGACGATCATCATTCATTACAGGCAGTTAAAGAGGATGAAAGACACATCAGTAACAGGGACAGACACAGTAACAGATCCTACACTGAAAGAGATTCTGGACGGAATCCTGGAACAGGTAAGGAAAGAGGAATTTAATCTTACCAGTACAAACAAAAACCGGATAGTAACCGGAATGCTTCTAAACCATGTAGATGTACAGCTGGAGAATTACAAGAAGGAATGTAGAAAGTCGAAGATCCAGGACATTCAGCGGAGATACCGGGTAGTGGAAAGGATGTTCCTGCAGGCGGAGCCGGTGCGGGCAGAAGACGTAGCCGAAGAGGAACAAATTGATAAGAGCACAGTGTACCGGACGTTGGAAAAGGCATACGCTGATTTGGCAGTTTTGTTCTTTGGGATAGAAGGAGTAAAAAGTATAGAGGTGAACCGGAAACCAAAGAAATCCGGTAAGAAGACTATGCGAAATGCAGATACGAGAAATCTCGCAAACGCGAAAAAAGCGCACTAGACAAGCGAAGGGCAAAGTGGTATTCTGATAAAAGCCCGATAAGCTATGTGTCACCCCTAAAAAAGGCATTGTTTTTCTTCTAAGAAGGTAGAGTGGGAAGGTAGAGCAGCCTCCCACTCAACACTCTGGAATTATGAAAAAACGGTTAAAAATGGGTAATAAAGTGTACTTAGATCAGCTCGCATAGTATAATTAAATTGTAAGATAATACGCATTAGCGAGAAAAAGGAGTGACAAAGCTATGGCAATATGGACAAGCAGATACAGCAACAAGGAACTGGTAGAAAACAAAAACAAGTATTATTGTGTCGGAATAAGTTTGGGAACACCGAAGTTTCCACTGGGGTATATCATTGAACAGCAGTGTTATTCATTGGCACCGAAAGGATATATGCTGAGAATGGAACTGGAGAAGTTCACTGAGGAGTATTACCGTAAGCTGGAAGGCATCGGAAGTGACAGAATCATCGACATGGTAATGAGATTTGAGAAGACAGCAGCAGATGAAGGAAAGGAATTGGTTCTTCTGTGCTACGAGGATGTAAGGATCCCGGAAGACTGGTGCCACAGAACAGTGTTTGCTCAGTGGTACTGTGAGAAGACAGGAGAGATTATCAGGGAATTACCGGACCCGAATCCGCCGAAAGTAAAGAAACCGCCTGTACAGAAGCAGGTAAAGAAAGAAGAAAGCAAGCGCACAGCAACTCAGAAAGCAGAAGCTAAGAATGAGGACAGCGGATTTGAACAACTGAGTTTATTCGGATTGCTGGCGTGACAATATAATATCCGGAACTGGTGAAAGTATCACATTCCTCTTCCAGAGGGGAGTTCCTGTTCATTGCAGGGTTCCGGTCCAAAAGAAACGGCATCGTATCTTCGGGTACGGTGCCTTAGTTTTGTGCAATTTGCCAGAATGGTCTCTGAAATCCCCGGTGCGGTATCAGAGATTGTCCTGGTTTTTTTGTTTAAAGTGAACAAAAAGGAGGGAAAACAGAATGGAGAGAGACGTTACATCAGCTACCTGCGTAGCGCAACACGTTGATGCATTCAGAAAACAGGCGTTGAGAGATGCAAAAGCGGATTTTGGAGAGCCATGTCAGAACTGCCCGCTGAATAAGAAGTGCAATTTTGACTGGCTCTCGATTATGTCCCCATTACTGAAAGACTCAGTGGTGAAGATCAAAATGGGTCTTCCGGTGCAGTGATGAATACAGGACAGGCGCCGCGTTTATCTTGGCGGGGATAAGGGCAATCTTCCGCACTGTTACAGAAATAGCTCAGAATCTTGTAACCGGGTGCTGGAGCACCAAGAACACGGACTTCTGCGTATTCAACACGAATACCATGCTGCTCTTCAAGATAAGGACAGTAATCATAGTGCATGCATGTAATCCGTCTCGACAATATAATTCACCTCCAGTTTATTACTCGGCTCGTATGAGCCTGTAAAGACAGTATAGTACAGTTTTAGAAAAACGGAAAGAAAGGAGAAGAAAACGATGGCATTTTTTATGGATCCGGGGGCAATGTTTTTAGGGTGCTTAGGACCATCAGAGCAGAAGTTCCTGGTTACCCTGATAGAAACAGCAGCAAAGTCCGGGTACACAAGATTTGTTGAGCCATGTGCCGGAACCTTCGCAATGGCAAACCTGGCAGTGCAGAACGGCTTTAAGCCAGAGCAGATTGAGACTAGCGATGTCAACATGATGTCAACGGTCCTTGGGTATGCGATAACCGGGCAATCATTGGAACCACTGGAAATCCATGCACAAGGATTCAGTGATGAGGAGCTTCTTGATCCTGCAACAGCGTTATATGCACAGCTGTATCTTAGAACCTCGAAGAATGCAGGCAATGATTATTTCTTCCAGATACTCACAGACTTACGGCTCAGACGAGAAGAACACATAGAGAGCATCAACCGGCAGATAGAAGTTATTCGAAATCTACTTGGCGGCATGAGCTATAGGCCACTGGATATGTGGGAACATCTGAAAGAGGTGCTGGATGATCCGCACGCTTTGGTGATCGCAAACCCTCCAACCTACTTTTCGGGTTACGAGAAGTTCTATGACACACAGGGCAAGATGACTTGGAAGGAACCACCGTATGAGCTGTTTGACCCGGAGACCGGACACCAGCAGTTCTACGATCTCTGCATGAACGCAAAAGCATTGGTAATTTGCTACCAGGAGAAAAGAGCAGGAGAGGCAGTTGGCTATACGATATACGCCCGATCCGGTACAAGGGCAGACTTGAACGCCTACATAACCACGAACCGGGAGGAAGAGGCAACAGCTCTGGCAAATGGTAAGAAGATTAAACGGCCGGCAGAGAGTAAGCTACAGCCGTTAGACTGCAGTATGCTTCCAAGGGACTACGAGATCAAGGAAGACAGCAAAGTGCAGGTTATTCCGGTCAAGGCGGCAGAGGCTCAGTATTACAGAGAACTGTGGACACATAATTTTGTTGGTTCATCGGCCACATTCAACAGGGCATTGCTGATTGATGGGTATGTAGCTGGCGTGTTTGGCATCTCGAAGATGGCATCTGACAGCGTATTTGTATGGTACGTGATGAAAGTGCCACACAAGATATACCGCCTTGGTAGACTGTGCTATATGCTGGCACAGAACAGAGAGTTTGTGGATACGCTCCTGGACAATATCGAGCAGGAGAAAGTCACGAAGATGCGGACTGCAATGCTTACCAGGTATCCGGAAAACAAGGAAGTCAGGGGCATCATGAAACTGGTAAACAGGGTGGAAGACAAGAAGAATGGATACAAGCTCACATATGAGGCAGAACTGGTTGAAGGCAGGAGTGAGCAGCAGACACTTCAAGAATGGCTAAGGAGGGAGAAGGAATGGCAGAAGAACAGAGCAAAAGCATCCGACAAATCGAAGGGTGCGAAGTAATCTACGATATGGGTTCGGGTTTGGTGATCGCCAAAGTTCCGTTGGATAAAGTCAAGGAACAGGACATTAATGCCAGAATCATGAAGAATGAGATGCAGGACCAGCTGACCGCCAACATCAAGAAACGGGGACAGTTGGAGAGCCTGCCTCTTTTTGTTTTGGTAGACGGAAAGCTGGAGATCATCAGCGGTCACCACAGAGTAAAGAGCGCAAGAGCCGCAGAGATGAAGGAGATTATTGCTATTGTTGATGTGTCCGGACTCTCACGTAGCAAGATAGCGGCGAAGCAGCTGGCTCACAATGCAATTTCCGGTTTTGATGATGATAGCACGTTGAGAGAAATCGTGAAGATGATTGATGATGTGGATGATATGATTGAGTCATTCGTTGGAAAAGAAATCATGGAAGAACCGCTGGAACAGTATGATAAGATGCTGAGTCCTGCGGTTCAGTTTGATTTTAAGAATGTCACTTTTACATTCCTGCCGCATCAGGTGAATGATATGGATGTACTGGTGAAGGATCTGGAATCTAAAGCTCCGGAAATCGTTGGAGTTGCTTCATACGAGCAGTGCAAGGCATTCGTGGAAACACTGAGCAAATACCAGAAGTTTACAGACATCAGAAACGTGGGAGCAGCTATCCATTCAATGATCGAGAATGCCAACGAGAAAATGGATGCTGCTGGGTTTGATGCGGAAGAGGAATGGACATATCTGGCAAAGGTGTTTGGAAGCAATGCGATTCCTGCAGATGCCGCCGAAGTAATCAAACAGGCCATCAAGAAGGCTGAGAAAGAAGGAACCATCACCAGCAAGAACCGGTGGCAACTGATTGAATACCTTTGCGCTGACTATCTGGGTAAATAGATAAGGCATGGCAGCTAAGGTCAAATACAATCCAGATTATCACGATAACTGGGCGTGGTCTTTGGCTGCTATGGGAGCCACCAATGAAGAAATCGCAAAGGCAATGGGAGTTTCCAAGCGGACGATTATCCGCTGGAGCCAGGACCACGAAAGTTTCGGCAGCGCATTGGCTCAGGGAAAAGGAGTATCCGATGCGAAGGTAATCAGGAGTTTGTATCAGAGAGCAGTCGGCTATGAGTACGAGGAAGAAAAGAAAATCATCGAGTACGATAAAGACGGAAACGTGAAACCGATCAAAATTGAGAAGACCAAAAAGCAAGTTCCGCCAGATGTAGGAGCACAGTGTTTCTGGCTGAAGAATCGCCAAAGAGACAAATGGCAAGACCGGCCAGAAGTTATACCAGATACAGGAGCGGACGATGGAGACCAGGTTCAGTTTTATCTTCCGGATAATGGGAGGGATGGCTGATGGGGAAAATAATCAGGATTGGACCGCAGAAAGGACCGCAGGAAAGATTCCTTGCAACCTCTGCGGATATTTGTATTTATGGTGGAGCAGCTGGAGGCGGCAAGACCTTCGGGTTGCTTCTGGAGCCGATCCGACACATGAACAACAAAAATTACAATGCGGTTATCTTCCGAAGCAATTACACGCAGGTCACATCTCCTGGTGGTTTATGGGATAGTTCAGGCAAGATTTATAGCCTCGTAAAGGGAGCTTATCCATTAAAGACACCTAAACTACATTGGACATTCAAAAGTGGTGCTACGGTCAATTTCGCCCACTTAGGTAGTGATTCTGATTGCCAGAACTGGCAAGGTTCGCAGATTGCAATGATAGGGTTCGATGAGCTGACGCATTTTTCAAAGCATCAGTTTTTCTATATGCTGTCACGAAACCGTACTGATTCTGGAGTAGCACCGTATGTTCGAGCAACGTGCAACCCTGATGCCGATAGCTGGGTAGCTGATTTCATTAAGTGGTGGATTACACCAGAAACAGGTTATCCGATACCGGAGAGAAGCGGCGTAATCCGATACATGGTAAGACTGAATGATGAGATCATTTGGGGAGACAGCAAGGAAGAACTGGCATCACAGGGATATGATGTACAGGATGTAAAAAGCGTGACGTTCATAGCCAGTACATTGCAGGACAATCAGATCTTGATGAAGATGGACCCTGGTTACTTGGCAAACCTGAAAGCATTGCCTACGGTCGAAAGAGAGCGTTTGTTGTTCGGAAACTGGAAGATTAAAGCGGCAGCTGGTCTGTATTTCAGAAGGACACAGGTTGGAGCTATGCTGGAAGAGCTGCCGAAGGATGTAGTTTCTTGGTGCAGAGGCTGGGACCTTGCAGCAACAAGCGAAGATGAAGACGGTGATCCGGCATATACGGCAGGTGTTCTGATAGGAAAGAGAAAATGCGGCCGGTATATTATAGCAGACGTTATCAATAAGCGATTGGCAGCAGCAGATGTAAGAACAATCATCAAAATGACAGCGCAGGCGGACAAAGCAAAATATAAGCGAGTAATCGAAAGGCTTCCACAGGATCCGGGACAGGCAGGCAAGGAACAGGCACAATCTTATGTGAAGTTCCTTGCCGGCTTTTTGGTAAAGACCATAGGAGAGTCTGGAAGTAAGGAATCAAGAGCAGAGCCATTGGCAGCACAGTGGCAGGCTGGAAATGTTGATGTGCTTGTGGGTGAATGGAATGAAATGTATTTCAACCAGATGGAATCATTCCCGGAATCAAAGTTCAAAGATATGGTAGATGCAAGCAGTTCGGCATTCAATGAAATAGAAAATGGTGCAACCTATTCAGCACCGCCAGCAGAATCACTCAATAAGAGTAGTTATTGGAGAAGGTGAGGTGAGAACAGATGGCGAGACAAGGAGAAGAAATAGGACGTATAGGACAGCGAAGATACGGCGGAGTTATTTACGAGGAGTTCCTTCGAGAGCTGAGAGGCCATAAGGGAATAGAAGTATACCGCGAAATGTCCGAAAATGACGACGTAATCGGTGCAATACTGTACGCCATTGAAATGTTGGTGCGGCAGACTCAGTGGTCTGTTGAACCCGGTGGAACATCAGCAAAGGACAAGGAAGCAGCTGAGTTTGTAGAATCATGTATGAATGATATGCAGACGACGTGGGTTGATACGATTTCGGAAATTCTCAGCTTTTTGACATACGGCTGGAGTTTCCACGAAATTGTATATAAGCGAAGGATGGGAAACACAAAGGACATCCGCACAAGAAGCAAGAACAATGATGGACTTATTGGCTGGATGAAGTTGCCGATTAGAGCACAGGAGACGTTGTATCAATGGGAATACGACGATCATGATAATTTGGTAGGCATGACTCAGATGCCACCGCCGGATTACGGATTATATACGATTCCGACATCGAAGGCATTGCTGTTCCGAACAAAGTCCAGAAAAGATAACCCAGAAGGCAGGAGCATACTAAGGAATGCATATAGGTCTTGGTATTTCAAGAGAAGAATACAGGAGATTGAAGGTATCGGTATTGAGAGAGATTTGGCAGGATTGCCGGTACTCCACGCACCGGAAGGATTAGATATCTGGAATCCGGATGATCAGGATGCGACAACTATCAGGTCATCATTGGAAGGCATGGTGCGGAGAATCCGCAGAGATGAGATGGAAGGCGTGGTCCTTCCGTTTGGATATGAACTGGAACTGTTAAGTTCAGGAGGAACCAGACAGTTTGACACAAACGCAATCATAGATAGATACGATACCAGAATTGCAATGACAGTTCTGGCAGATTTTATCTTCCTTGGACATCAGCAGAATGGTTCATGGGCGCTGAGTTCAGATAAGACTGAGCTGTTCGCGGTGGCTTGTGGAGCGTATCTGGATATCATAGCTGAGACATTTAACAGCCAGGGCATTCCCAATCTGATTGATATAAACGGCGATCATTTTGCTGGTATCACAGATTATCCAAAGATTACACACGGCGATATTGAGGATGAAGACATCAGCAAAGTATCTACATTTATCAAGGATATGGTTGGCGTTGGTGTTCTGGTTCCTGATGATGGACTGGAAGATTACATCCGAGAAGTCGGTAATTTACCAGAGAGAACAGAAGATACCAGAATCATTGATGATGGCAGACAGCAACAACAAAATCAGGACGAGCCGCCTAAGCCAAAGACAGCGGCAGGCAACACCACTGAGGAAATTGAGGAAGAAGCCCCTGATGAGGAAATCAAGGCAGCTAAACGAAGACTGGGGAGGAGTCCATGATGGCATTGAGAATCAGATCAAAGAAAAGAGCGCAGAAAGCCAGGGTATCTGCCGAAAATAAGGCCGTGTTGCAAAGATTAGAGAATTATCTAAACAGCAATTCGGAAAAGCCAGTGAAGTTTCTCATATCCTTCTGGAAGGATCAGGGAACTTCTTTTACTTACAAGGAACTCAGAGAAGCAATCATTGCAGGTGAGATGTCCCCTGAAGAACTTGAGGCCTGGCAGCAGGACTATTCAAAACTGGTAGCTGATAAGATGCGTCCCATGTGGCTTGAAGCAATATCAAATGGGATATCTGGACAGCCGATCTTTGATGAAATTCCAAAAGGGTTCCAAGTTGATACCGGAATCAGGAACGTTGTAGATTGGATTACTGATAGGGGAGCGCAGTTCGTGACCTCCTCAACAGAGGAACAAAAGAAAGCTATACAGGCTATGCTTCTGAAAAAGACGACTGATAAGTACAGCGTAGATGAACTGGCTAGGGTAATTCGTCCATGCATAGGATTGACAGAAGGACAGGCAAAGGCAAACCTAAGATATTACGAGAACTTAAAAGAGACGCTTGCCAGAGATCATCCAAGGATGAAGAAAGAAAGCATTGAAAAGAAAGCCAGAGAAGCCCAGATTAAATATGCTGCAAAACAGCATAGAGAGAGGGCGTATACAATTGCTCATACAGAAATGGCGTTTGCATTTGCAAAGGGTGCTGATGCAGGGATAAGGCAAGCCCAGTCAGAAGGCCTTATAGGAGTCTGCCAAAAAGAGTGGATCACATCCGGTACAGACAGAGTATGTCAGAGATGCAACTCGTTGAATGGAGTAAAGCTCGATATGGATGAGGAATTTGACATTCCAGGCAAAAACTTATTCCAAGGATACAAACTTACACCCCCAGCGCATCCAAGATGTATGTGCGCTGTAAAGTATGTTGAAGTTGATTAACGAGAGGGAGTTAAAATGAGGAATTTTAAAGATATGATTCAAAAGCCACAAGAGAAGCCAAGCACAAGAGAGTCTCCGGATACAGTAAATAAGAGAAAATTCAAGGTCGCTAAGTCAGATGATGAAAAGAAGATCGCTTTTGGCTGGGCGAATGTATCAATCAGGACAGATGGAGAAGTCATTGAGGACTGGCAGAATGATATTGTAGAACCGGAAGAGCTGGAACAGGCGGCGTATAATTTCGTGGAGCTATATCGTGAAGGCGGAGAAATGCACGAAAGAGGTGGTGTTGCAATTCTGATTGAGAGCGTTGTGTTTACTGAGGAAAAGGTAAAAGCAATGGGAATAGCAGAAGGAACAGTGCCGATTGGATGGTGGATTGGCTTCAAGGTCCTTGATGACGATGTATGGGAAAAGGTCAAAGATGGCACGTATTCCATGTTCAGTATTGAGGGTGAAGCAGAAAGAGTAGAGGTAGAGGATGAAAATTAAACTTGTCGTTTGCCGAAGCGGGAAATGCCCTATATGCGGAAGGAACTGGGCTTGGCTGATAAAGGAATGCATTTGCGGGTATGGAGGACCACTGATACCAGACGAATAAAGAGGCGTATAGCGATTTTCAGCACGCCAAACCTATCAATCCTACCCTAGAGATTGTAAAAACGGCTCTGGTAGGGATTTTTGAACTGAATATTGTGATAATTCAGAGAGGCATCCTTGGCGGGTGCCTTTTTGCATTATAGATCAAAAGAAAGGAGGAGGCAATGGCTACAAAGTTAAAGAACCTTAAAGTAACGAAGGTTGATTTTGTTGATGAAGGAGCAAATCCGGACGCACATATTAGGTTGTATAAACGAAAAGATGGAGTGCCGGAGCAGGAAGTACCAGAGAATCAGCCAATAGCATCGAAACAGAATGTTTGGCATAAGATGTTTGGCGCTATTGCCAAAGCAGCAGGTCTGAAACAGGAAGAAGCAGACAACATGGTTAACATGATCGAGAAGAGCGGAGCAGAAAGCTTTGGGAGCATGATGAACCAGAGAAAAAACCAGAAGATTGCCGATGAAATCTGGGACTGTTGTTATGCACTGCATTCTTCCCTGTGTTCAATCATGTGGGATGAAGAGTTGGATAATATGTCCGCTGCTCAGGCTATGAGTGAAAGCCTGGATCAGTTCTCAACCATGGTGAAAGAAAGTGTTTCTGAGTGGACTTCCGGAAGAACCACGGGAGTATCAAAAGGCACCGAGAACATGACACAGGAAGACTGGGAACTGATGAAAAGAGCTAAGGACCATTTAGAGGATGTCCTGAAGGAAGCTCCTGAAAACAAAGATGATGAAGAAACACCGAAAGGAGACAATGAAGAAATGAAAATTGACAAGAGTAAAATGACACCTGCCGAAAGAGCATTCTATGAAGACATTGAAAAAAGATATGGTGCCGAAGAGAATGCAGCAGGAGGAGAAGCAACTCCAGATCAGCCTGCAGCAGCACCAACAAATCAGACTCCAGCAACTACTACGCAGCCGACATCTGAGGACGCGGTAGCAAAGGCTCTGAATACACTTGGCCTTGGAAATACAGCTCAGGACGCAGGAACTGATGACATTTACAAAGGCTTGAACCCTGTTCTTAAAGCAAAGGTTGAAGAGCTGCTTAAATTCAAGCAGGATACCGAAGATAAGGAACTGCATGAAGTAGCAAAACGTTATGAGATTATCGGCAAGAAAGAAGACGAATTATTCCCAGTACTCAAACAGCTTAAAGCAGCTGGAGGAACAGCTTATGATGATGTGATCGCTGTTCTGAATCAGACAAAGGAGACTGTTGAGAAATCTGGAGTATTTGGTGAGGTTGGTAAATCTGGACATGCACCAGGAAATGCAGGAACACCAGGGAATGCATGGGCTACAGCGGAAACAAAAGCTGTTGAGTTGATGAAGTCTAAAGCTGGAATTACTAAAGCACAGGCACTGGATCAGGTATTCCAGAGCGACCCAGAACTTGCAAAGAAATGCGAAGAGGAGGAATAAGAATATGGCAGATTATTTTGGAACTAGTATTAACGAATCACCTACCATCGTGCTTCCGGCATCAGAAGACATGAAGGGCGCAAGAGGCATTGCACTGGCGATTAAAGATGGAGGGCTGGCAAAACCTAAAGCCGGTGATGTAACCATTGGACTGAGCCTTATGACAGGAGAGGATGAAGTCGCAAAAGGCGAAGACGTAACTGTGCAGGTTAAGGATATCGGTAAATGGATTGCTGGAGGAGCTATTGTAGTCGGGGATTTGCTTACTGCCGATGCAGAAGGAAAAGCAGTGAAAGCTACAGCTGGACAGTTTATCATGGCGCAGGCACTTACAGGAACCGATAATAAAGGCACGCTTATTAAAGTGCAGATCATCAAAGCTGGCTACATAAAGACAGCGTAATGAAGGAGGATAAAAGAATATGGGACGTACAGTAAATAACACTGGAGCCATTATGGCAAGAATCCAGAAAGGATGGAAACCGAAACGCTATCTCACTAATATGAGCATGGCGTTTTTTGCTGCTGACAACGATCATGTAGCTCATAAGATTTTCCCTATTTGTCCAGTAGATTTTTCAACTGGCTACTATTACATTTTTGAAAAAGGTGATCTGACAAGGGATAATGTTCAGAGAAAACCTGAGTTCGGAAAGGTTGCACCGGCTAAATTCGGACACACTGACGCAAGTTATCAGTGCAATGTCGACCAGATCATTGTTGGTATCGACCAGATTAATGCGCAGAACTATCTTCGCTCAAACGTTCCGCCGTCTATTGATCCGAGAAGAACAAAGGTAAGATTCGTTGCAGAACAGCAGCTTTTGCATCTTGATATTCTGTTTGCGCAGAATTTCTTTAAGACAGGTGTATGGGCGAATGAATTTACAGGAATTGCAGAAGGTACTCCGTCAGCTTCTCAGTTCCTGAAATTCAACAATGCCAATTTTGATCCGGTTGCTTTCTTTGATGCAAGAAAGAGAGAAATCAAGCTGGCAGGAAGAAGAATTCCAAACAAGCTCAGCCTTGGCTATGACTCATATATTGCACTGAAAAATCATCCTGATATTTTGGAAAGAGTAAAATATGGTGGTTCTACTCCGAATCCAGCCACAGTAAATCAGAATGTTCTGGCACAGATCCTTGGATTCGAGGAGGTACAGGTTCTTGAAGCTACATATAACAAGGCAGAAGAGGGACAGGAAGATGATATGGAGTTCATCTGTGAATCTGATGGCGCACTGCTGACATATACGACAAAGAATCCTCAGCTCGATGAGCCGACTGCCGGTTATATCTTTACTTGGGATATGTTAGGTGATGGAAATTATATGGCAACAGATCAGTTTGAAGGTGATGCTGGTACACACAGCGAATTTGTAGAAGGTCTTATGTCCTGCGATATGAGAAAGACTTGTGATGAACTTGCTTGCTATATGTCTAAATGTGTGTAAACAGAAAGGGTGATACGCATGTATATTTGCAATAAGTCTCTGAAACTGGGGACAAAGACATATAATCCGGGAGATACTATCCCGGATGAAGCTGTTCTCGGAAGTCGAAAGAGGGCGTTAATAAGTTCTGGATATATTAGCAACATTTCTGAAATGGATGAAATCAAGACAGGAATTGATGCAGCAGAGCTGATTGAAACTGGAGGAGCAACAGGACATGTCATGGTTCCTATTGTTTGCGATGATAACAGTAGTGATCTGGCAGAAATAATGGCTGTTCCATTGTCCGAAGCAGATGCACAGCATGTATTTTCTATTATGCAGATGGGAGTAGCGGAAGCAGAAAAAGCTATTGCGAAAGTAGAAAATGAAAATATCTTGATAGTTCTTCATGCTTGTGATTTTCGCGTAGGTGTCAAAAAAGCGGCTCAAAAGAAGGCAGACACATTAATCTCCACAAAGGATATAAAAAAGGCTCCTGCAAGCGGTAACACAGTCTCAGGAATATCTACGACAGAAGATTCTATGTAACGGAGGTGTAACGATATGGCAGTAAGAACTTATACCTATGTAGCGAGTAACATTATTGAACCAGGAAAAGACCGAATGAGATTTGAACTGGGAGACACAATGGTTGAAGGGAAGGCTGAAACTTGTGCTTTGACCGATGAGGAGATTATATGCGCATTGGAAATGAAAAAGTATAACTGGAAACAGGCTAAACTTGCCTTGCTTGAAAGTATATGTAGAAGACTGGCATATGAGGTTGACACGACTACCGGCCCGTTATCACTTGCATTTTCTGGAAGAGCAAAGTTGTGGCGTGAAGATTATGAACAGCTTAAAAAAGAAGTGAAGACGGAGTCAATAACGGTTCCACCTTCTTCTTTTGGTTCTGATGGTAACGGAAAACCACCGTATTTCTATACAGGCATGATGCACAATCACAATGCCTGCAGAGGGGTAGAAAATGAGAAACTATATGTACCTAAGGCCCGGTAATCTTGACAGGAGCTTTCAAGTAAAACGCTTGAAGGTCAAGTCTGAAAAAGGATACCCTGTTCATGAGTATATAGACACAGGAGAAAGCGTTCAGGGCGTTCTTGCGGAAGCAACCAAAAAGGATACAGAAAGAACGCTGCATAGATGGGACCAGGATCAGCATTCCCTCACACATACTCTGGTTGTCAGAGGAAGGTATGACATCCGCAAAGAAGACTATCTTATCTTAGGAGAACGTGGCTTTTTCGTGCTTACTTGCGATGATATTGCAGGGCTTGGGATAGCTGGAATCGTGTATCTTGAGGAAAGGAATGATTTTAAATGAGTCCAAGCGAAGCGGCAGCAGCAGTAGGCGAAACTGTAAGATTAAAAGTAGAAGATACTATCCAGAAAAGAAATTCTAAACTGGTGAGAGCTTCAAATGCTTTGAGAAACGCAGAACTAGATGTCTTGAGAGGAAATCCCAGTCCATCACCGCCTGGAAGCCCTCCTGGTGTTAGATCAGGAACTCTTATGAGGTCGTGGGTTCCATATCAATCAGCAGGCGGAACGACGGCGATATTTGGAATCATTTGTGGAGCGCACTATGCTGGATATCTGGAACATGGCACATCAAAAATGGCAGCAAGACCATTTGTTGAGAAAATTAAGCAGAAGGCGATGCCACAGGTAATCAGCATCTTTTCTGAATAGGAGGAGAAAATGTTAATTGTTGATAATACAGGGAAAAAGTTCTCCAAGGAAGAAATTCCAAGGGGAACGGTAATCTATGCGAAGCATGGAACATGGGATAAGGGAGAAATTGGAATAGTAACATCTGTTACAGAAGAAATGCTAAGGGTTCAATATTTTCCTGAAATAGGGAATGTATTGAACCATTTCTTTATTCCGGTATCAGAAGTAGAGGCAGGACAGTGGAACATCAGATATTCCAATGATGATTTGCTGTCAGTAAAAACATATCCAGAAGGAGAAAACACAGATGGATCTGAATGAGTTGATACATAAACGATTATCCAGTTACGAAGACCTGAAAGGTATTTTAGCTTCTTTTGCAGGTGAGCCGGCGATATTTAACACAGAGTTTCCGCCGGATCAGTCTCCGGGATGGGAAGGAAAAGGGCAGTACCCAAGAATATGCTACAAGATAGACATGCAGGTAAATCAGGAACGTTCTTCATCTGGCACCTTACAAATCGCGGTATATTCGGATAAAAGCGGAATGCTGGCAGAAGTAATTGAGGGATTAGTAAGAGAAAGATTAAAAGACATTCTCATGAAGCCTGAAGGACAAGATCCATTGTGCGTAGCATGGGCTTCAACTGCCGCTTATTTACTAGAGGGAACAGCGATTGTATGTAAAGAAATTGTATTTGATATTCTGGAATATCCGAATCAGGAAACAACAGATCCTGACCCAGTAATAGCGGTTGGAACCTTTATAAAGGAATTATATCCGGAATCAATCGTAATCGGATTAGACAGACTGGAAGATTATACAGACCCAGCAGAACATCCGGTATTCTTTTGTAGACTGCAGTCGTGCGAAAAGACAACAGGTCATTGCGCACATACGATTTGCTGGTTTAATGCCAAAGTTGCAATACATATTTTAGCCCCTGATGCCTCGGTAAGATTAAAGATGGCATCAGCTATTAATCAGAAGATGGCGATGGATGAAGAAATAATCATGTTGGATCAGTCCCCGATGTTTATTTCTTCACAGTCATTGAATAATAAAGCTGACTACCTACGGGAAGGACAGCTCACAGTAACAGGAAAATATGGATGCTTACGGAACAATGAGAAGAAACACAATCTCGTAGGAGTAAGCATGGGATTCGTTCGATGAAAGGAGAACAAATGGCAGAGACAAAGAAAGTGGCTGTTCAGACAGAAGAAAAGCCTGAACAGACAGTAAAGCAGGAAACTAAATATGCAGTATCTGAGCTGATTGCCGCGAGCGACCAGCTTTTTTCTTGCCCTCGAGAATGCGCTGTAGTGGCACTAAAACAGGCAGGAAAAGAGAATATGAGCGTTTCTGAGGCACAGACACTCATTGAAAAATTTATGAAGAAGGAGGTCAAATAACACATGGCAGGATATTTCCAGAAGAATGAAGCCGGCACGAAGATTCGTCCAGGGACGTACTTCAACGTGGATAAAGTCGGAGAGGATGATTCCTTTGGCGCAGTAGACGGAGTAGTAGCCGTAATCTTCAAGGCAAATTTCGGACCAGCAAACACTGTAACAATCCTGGACAGAGGGGATGATTACGAAAGTATCTTCGGTTCTGGTCTTACTACAGACGCAATCAGAGAGGCGTGGTACGGCGGAGCGAAGAAGATTCTTGCGTGTCGTCTCGGAGGAAGTGGCGGCACAGCGGCGAGCGTAAGCCTCACAGCAGCAACAGGATCCGTAAAGATTACAGCAAAGCATGTAGGAGAAATGCCATTTACCATTACAGTCAGAAACCGTCTGACTGATGCAGAAAGAAAAGAGTGCATTATCTACACAGGAACTACAGAGTTTGAGAAAGTATATTTTAAAGCTGGTGAAGATGAGGCAGCCAATCTTGTAGCAGCTTTTGCAAATTCAAAGAACTTTACAGCAACTGTTGAATCATCCGGAAAGGGTGCAGTTACAAATGTGAATCAGACAGCCTTTACAGGCGGAAAGAACCCAACGATTGCCAATGCAAATTATTCTGCGGCGTTTACAGAAATCGAGAAGTATTACTTCAATACCATTTGCGTAGACACAGAAGATACTGCTATTCACGCTCTGCTTCAGGCGTTCTTGGATAGAATTTATGAGGCTGGACAGTTTGGCGTTGCAGTGATCGCAGAAAAGGATAACAAGGATTTGGAAGAAAGAATGAAAGCTGCAGAGGGATATAACGCAAAGAATGTTGTGTATGTCCTGAATCCAAAGGTATCTATCAACGGCGGCTCACTGGACGGATATCAGACAGCGGCTTTGATTGCGGCTTTGATTGCTGCTACTCCGGCAAGCCAGTCAGTTACTCATACTGCCATCAGCAGATACACGGAAGTGGGCGAACTGCTTACAAATACTCAGATCACAAAAGCTGAACAGAGAGGATGCCTTGTGCTTAGTACCTCTCAGGATGATGAGGTATGGATTGATTCCGCTATTAATACACTGATTACTCCGGCAGACAATGAGGATGCTGGATGGAAGAAGATTCGTAGAGTCAAGACCAGATATGAACTGCTGTATCGTATGAATGCTCAGGCAGATGCTCTTGTAGGCAAGGTTGACAATGATGTAAATGGTAGAGCTACCATCGTTGGAAAACTCCAGAAGATTATAAACGACATGATTCAGGAAGGTAAGCTGGTAAGCGGCACTGTAGCAGAAAGCACTACATATACAGCTGACACAGACAACTGCTACTTCGATATCGATGTAGTTGATAAAGATTCTGCTGAGCATATCTACAACTTCTTTAGATTCCAGTTCAGCACTATTTCAGCGTAAGAAGGGAGGAAATTTGAATGTTAAATACAAGTGCTTCAACAGATGCGAGACACAGCCGTTCCGGTAAGGACGCCATGCTCTATGATGAAGATGGAAATGCTCTTGCGCAGGTAAACAGCTTCCAGACAAAGGCGGCGTTCAACAATAACAAGTATAACCCGATCGGCCAGAATATGGAGCTCGAGGTGAACAACACCATTGGTGTTACCATCACTATTTCTGAGATTGTGGTTCTGGACGGATATCTGTTCAATCAGGTTATCAACGCCGTACAGAAAGGGGAAAGCCCGGTAATGACTCTGGATGGTGCAATCGAAGGAAGAAACGGCTCTCAGGAGCGCGTGACTTATAGAGAGTGCATTTTTTCCGGAGATCAGGACATACAGAACGTATCGACAGGTGATGTCCTTTCAAGAAGTTACAATCTGCACTGCAACGGACGTCCAGAGCAGCGTTCGGCATTAACAATTTGATATGAGACAAATTACGGAGGGTGGCATAAAGCCACCTTCTATTTGAATGGAGGAAATCTAAATGGCAAGAAGAAATGCAGCATTTGAAGAATCAAACGTAACAGAGGTTGATGTGACAGAATCTGAGGCTAATGAAGCTTTAAAAGAAGATATGAAAGCTAATGAAATGGATTATCTGACTGGTCTTTTGGAGGCAGCAGATGATGCGGATGAAGAAACGCAGAAAATCGAAATCGTTCGTGATGGAAAAATGTATTTTGCATTTTCTGTCCACGCATTATCAGATGAAGATATGTATGAGATCAGGAAAAAGTATACCAAATACACAAAAAACAAGAGAACTGGAATGAAAGTAACGGACGGAATGGATAATGCAAAATTCCGCAGTTCTCTCATCTACAATGCAACTGTAGCTGAAGATCAGGAAAAATTATGGAACAATAAAGATATTCAGGAAGCACTTAGAAAGAAAGGGAAGAAGATTATCAACGCACTCGACGTGATTGACGCAGTTCTTCTTCCGGGAGAGAAAGAGAAGATTCTTACTACACTTGATGAACTCTGTGGATACAACACAGAAGAAGATAAAGTTAATACAGCAAAAAACTTATAAGGTCCGGTTACAAATCAGCCCTGTTGCACTTGATATTCCAGAGACAGGGGATTAGACCGGATGAAGTGATGGCTTTGCCGGATGGGGTCAGAGCCTTTCTTTTTGCCTCTACAGAGGTATGGATTGAAGAAAATGCTAAGAAAAATGAAAAGAGGTGAGATGCTTGGCAGAAACGATAAGAATTGAGATTCCTGTTGATGTTATTGACAATACCGGTTCTGGCACAGCAGGCGTAACCAGGAATCTCACATCGATGGAAAGGGCATTTGAGAGAGCTGAAAGAACGGCACAACGTTTTGAACGCAGATCAGGCGTAGCGGCTGAGATAGAAATAGGAGCCGACGACAATGCAACCCCGGTTCTTTCTGCCGTTGAAAATGCCACGGAACAGATTGACGGAGAAACAGCGCAGGTAGAAGTTTCAGTGGACGATTCGGCTACACAGGTAGTTGGTGCTGCCTCCGACGCAGTGGAAAACTTCGACGGAACCAGTGGCGATGCTGAGATAGGAGCTGACGACAATGCAACACAAACAATAAGGGCCGCCTCGGATGCTGTAGAGAATTTCGATGGAACCAGTGGAGACGCTGAAATTGGAGCATCGGATGAAGCCACGCCTGTTATACGAGAGGCGGAAGATGAGGCAGAGAAGTGGGCTGGAAGTTCATACAATGCGGTTATTGGCGTGGTAGATGCGGCAACAGCACCTATTTCCCAGCTTGCTAACGCAGTGAAAAATCCGGTTGTTCAGGGAGCCTCGTTAATTGGTGCCAGCTTTGGCGTTGCTGATTCGGTAAATTCTTTTCAGGATTTTGAAAGTATGATGAGCCAAGTCAAAGCCATTTCTGGAGCTACTGGCGAGGAGTTTGAAGCACTGAAAACAAAAGCGCAAGAGATGGGAGCTAGTACAAAGTTCACGGCCACTGAATCGGCAGAAGCGTTTAACTACATGGCTATGGCCGGATGGAAAACAAACGCAATGCTTGACGGTATTTCTGGTATCATGAACCTTGCGGCAGCTTCTGGAGAAGACCTTGGAACAACCAGCGATATTGTGACGGATGCTCTGACAGCATTTGGATTGCAAGCGAGTGATTCTACACATTTTGCTGATGTTTTGGCGCAGGCTTCGGCTAATGCGAACACGAATGTAGGAATGCTGGGAGAATCATTTAAGTATGTTGCTCCGGTCGCCGGCGCGATGAATTACAGCGTAGAAGATACATCTTTAGCACTTGGACTTATGGCAAATGCAAGTATCAAGGGCAGTATGGCTGGTACATCGCTGAAAACATCCCTTGCTAATATGGCAGCCCCAACAAAAAGCATGTCTGAGGCAATGGAGAAATATGGAATAAGCCTTACTGACAGCGAAGGAAACATGAAATCCCTCAAAGGAGTTATGGATAATCTTCGTAGTAGCCTCGGTGGACTTTCCGAGACAGAACAGACAGCAGCAGCTTCGACAATTTTTGGCAAGGAGTCTATGGCTGGTATGTTGGCTATCATTAATGCATCTACGCAGGATTATAACAAACTTGCGGAGGCGGTAAATAATGCAGATGGAGCCTCACAGGATATGGCGGATACAATGCTGGATAACCTGAAAGGTTCATTTACTTTGATGCAAAGTGCCATTGAAGGGACAGAAAATGCTCTAGGAGAACGATTATCACCATACTTGAGAGGAATTGCTGATGGAATTGCTGATGCAATGCCGGATGTGACAGAGAAGATCAATGGAATTATGGATGTGGTTGACGAAAAAGCAGCTGGCATAAAACGTAAATTTACCGATATGACAAGCTCAATGGAATGGAAAAATGCCGATACGTTTGGAAAACTGGACATTGCTTGGGACACAATGATTGCAGAACCATTCATGGAATGGGCTTCCGGAGATGGAGCACAGATGATGTCGGCAGGACTGGGAACACTATTCTCCAGTGCAGCAACCATTCTTCCAGGAGGAAAGAAAGCCGGATTATCGTCAATTCTAAGCACAATGTTACTTGCAAAAGGAACAACCAGCCTGATTGGAACCGCAAGGAGTGTAGGCGAAACACTTGCGCCCATTGCAAGCGGAATCAGCAATATAGCAACAGCAGCAAGAACCGCACCGAGTATAGGTGCTTTTTTTGGTGATTTAGGAGCGATGGTTCCGACTGCGGCGAAGTTTGGCATTGCGGCAGCAGCGGTTACGGCGGCAGTTGTGGGAATCAAAGCAGCAGTTGATAAATACAATCAGGTACAGCTGGATAATAGCCTTGAAGAACATTTCGGAAACATAAAGCTATCTGCAGATGAAATCAAGGATGTAGCTTCAGGTATTTTGAATCAAAAATACCTGACAAACGTAGAACTGGCACTAAATGAGGTACAGAACGCAGATAATCTTCGAGATGAAGCACAGAAAGCCCTTGAAGCAAATGATGTTCTGGAATTTAAGTCCCGTGTTGGAATCAAACTTACACCGGATGAACAGCAGGACTACACAGACAACATTGACACATTCGTGGAATCTAAGGTTAAAGAACTTGAAAGCCGCACATTTGCGGCGCATATTCATGTTCAGACATATCTTGGAGGAACTGTAGAGGGAGATACCCTTGCAAAGGACATTGAAAACTGGGCGAGAGCAGATAATCTGGAATTATCAAATTTATCCAGTCAGTTGTCTCAGAAAGTTTCAGAAGCTTTAGCTGATGGCATCATAGATGTTGATGAAGAGCAGGCAATCAGTGCTTTGCAGGAGAAGATGAATAATATCACTGCAAGATGGAAAGAGTCCGAAGCTCAGGCGCAGTGGGACTGGATTAATCAGAAGTATGGTAAGTTGAGTGCAGCGGACCTTACAAGTGGCTCATTCACCGATTTGATAGAGGAAATGAGAAGTCAGAGAGAAACTGCAATGGAAAGCGTTCAATCTGATGTGACACAATGGTATGCAGAGCTGAATGCGATGGAGAAGTCTGGCAGAATCACAGCAGCGCAGAATCAGCATTATCAGGAAATGACCGGATGGTACGTCAGAGGACAGGAAGGCTCAGAACTTTCAAAATCCTTACAGCTTGGAAGCAATACGCTGAATGATGCTTACGGAGATAAGATTACCGGAAACATTCAGAAGCTTACAGAAAGCGCACAAATAGCACTGAAAAGTGCAGAGACAAGTCTACAGGAAGGCTCTTATGGAATGCTTGGAAATACATTTGACAGCTTGTTCCAGTCGCTTGACAACGGTCATGGATTCCTTGGAATCGGTGCAGATGCAGATCAGAGCGCACTAAATGAACTATATCAGTCAATGAAGCCAGATGTTTCATCAATGCAGAGTCTTATCGATCAGTACAGAGAAAGCGGTCAGGCAATCCCTCAGTCCCTTATGGATGGATTTAACGAAGCTATCAAAGTTGGCGCGGCAGCAGGAGACGAAGACGCAGCATGGCAGAACTACGCAAACCAGATAATGGAAAGCGGCTCTGAGGAAATGAAGAGTGTGTTGACAGACCCGAACAATCCTATGTATGAGAGTGTCCGTGCTACATTACCTGAACAGTTCCGTGATGCAATTGACCGAGCTACAGCAGATACAACTGACAATGAGATTACGCTTGAAGGTCTGAAAGCTTCTGTCGATGGTGACGTAGACATAGATAAGGATGCATGGGTATCAGCGCTGAATGAAAAACTGGGAGATCTTGCAACTACTGAAGAGGTTACTGCTGACAGCATAAAGATTAAAGTTGAGCAGGGGGATTGCCTTTGGGAAATTGGCAATGCTCTTGGAATTGACTGGCAGACTATTGCGGAACAGAATGGCATCGAAAGCCCATACGTTATTCATCCAGATCAGGAACTCACCATCTCCATGGACACAATAACTGCTGAAATGGACGGAGATAAGGCGCAGGCTGCTATCGAGCAGGCAATGTCGGCTCTGGATGCTGAAGGGGCTGAAATGTCCGTTACAGCAGAAGGAGTGAAAGTTGATCTGGCAAATGTTGAAGTGGATTCCGATGTAGCAGCAGCTCAAATTGAAGCGGCTCTTGGTATGGAATCCGGGACACTTGCAGCCAACGGCATTGAAGTACAGGCAGGAGCAACCGTAACAATTCCGCAGGAACTGGTACAGGTTGATACTTCTGGTATACAGAGCGCAACCGCAGAACAGACCGAAACGGAACCGGTTGAGACAAATACAACTGCAAACGTTAATATCACTGATGCGACCACAGATGCGTCCGGAGCAAAAGAGCAGGCACAGTCAGAGGTTGAAAGTACATTCTCTGAATCTATGCCAGCAGATGGACATACAGATGTAACTCTCGATCAGACTAATAATGCCGCTGAAGTATATTCTGAAGTTGCAGGAGAAGTACAGTCTACATTCTCTAATCCGATTCCTGCATCATGCACCGTTAATGTAACTCTTAACTGGCATATCACGAACCCTAGCGCCGGAATAACAACATCTGGAAGCGGTTCTTCTGTAACGGCATCTATTGCAGGCAATGCAGAAGGAAGCATTGTTACCGGTCCACTGTTGTCCTGGGTAGGTGAAGATGGTCCAGAGGCGATTATTCCTCTTGGTTCAAAACGCCGTGATAGAGGTATGGATTTGTGGTTGCAGGCTGGACGGGCATTGGGTGTCAAAGAGTATGCAGACGGCGGCATGATTGGTGATGTTCCGTTGTCAGGCGGTTCCTCAGACTCGACTTCTGGAGATTCTTCTGGTAGCGGAGACAAGGGGCAGGTTGTGATTAACATGAACCCTGTGTTCAATATCAACGGAAATAACGGAAATGATACTGTCAATACCATCAAGGAAAAACTGAAAGAGCTGATTAATGAGATGTCTGGTGAGCTGGCAACAAGATTACTTGAATCATATGCAAATATGCCAACTTAGGAAGGAGGGGAAACATGGAAGTAACTGTAAAAGAAGCAGCTAATAAGAAATCTAGCCTTCGTTTTCCTTCTCTTCCAGACAAAGAGATAAGGGTCAAAGGAAATGCAAAATATCAGAAATACGACATTATAAAACAGGGCGTGTTTGCATTTCCAACCGGACCTGATATAAGAACATATGAATGGGATGGATACCTCTGGGGAAGAGCCAGAAAAAAGATGTCCACCATACATACGAAGTGGCTGGATCCGAAATCTGTTATAAAGAAGCTGGAAAACTGGCGAGATAAGGGAACGGTTCTGAACCTTATCATTTCTGCCGGTGGCGGCATCAATGTTGATGTGACGATTAATAGCTTTGAGTATAAGAAATTTGGCGGGAAAGGAGATTACTCTTATAGCATTTCCTTTTATCGTTATCGTCCGCTTAAAATCCAGACCACAAAGGATCTCGGCATTGATAAGAAGAAAAAGAAGACGACAACCAGAACGAATCTGAAAAAGAGTTCAACAGATAAGAAAAAACAGACATACACCATTAAAACTGGTGACTGCTTGTGGAATATCGCAAAGAAATTTTACGGATCAGGAGCAGATTGGAAAAAGATTTATGATGCAAATAAGACAGCGATAGAAAAGGCTGCGAAAAAATACGGGCATAAGGATAGCAACCAAGGGGATTGGATATTCCCTGGAACTATCCTTACGATACCGTAAAGGAGGTTAGATGGTTGACCCACTTAAATATTCTTATTATCTGGTACTTGTGACCGAGAAAAAGAAGAAATACGACATAACAAATTTTGTTGAAGATCTGGGCTGGGAAGAACTGGAAAATGAGCTTGCGGCGAAGCTGTCGTGTACGGTGAAGAACGATAAGACCACAAAGGGCAGACTCTCCAGCTTGACGAAACCTGGATGTTATCTGTACCTGTATTACCGATACAAGACAGGAACTGCACATGAAGCCATGCGTGGCCGGATTGTAGAGTGGAATCCATCTGCTAAATCGAGCAGCCAGCCGCTACAGCTGAAAGCTTATGATAACCTGTATGATCTGCAGGAGTCCGAGGACTGCGTATATTATTCAAGTGGTGCCCGGACAAAGCAGGTTATACAGGATTTTTTCAAAAAGTGGGGTATAACAATAAACAAATACACCGGTCCAGACGTAGCTCATGGCGTGATAAAGGAAGATAAAAAGAAACTTGGCACACTGGTTAAGGACATCTTGGATGAGGCGAAAAAGAAAGGCGGCGGATATTCCGTTATTCGTTCCGTAAAGGGCAAGGCGCAGATTCTGGGAATTGGTAGTAACAGCAATATCTATCATTTCGGTGAGACCGAGAACATGATAAGCGTTTCTCATAAAATAAGCACTTCGGGAATGGTCACGAGGGTGAAAATTCTTGGAGAGGCAGATGATGATAAGCGTAGACCAGTAGAAGCTACAGTTGATGGACAGACGAAATACGGCATCCGGCAGAAGATTATTACAAGAGCCAAAGACGACAGCTTAGATGAGGCTAAAAAGACAGCTAAGGAGACTCTTGAAGATGATGGAAAGCCGAAAGAGGAAATCAAGGTGGTTACTGTCGATATGCCAGTTATCCGGAAAGGCGACATCGTTCATATAAAAATGTCAACAGGATCCGGCTATTATTGGGTAAAAGCAATAACCCATGACTGCGATAAGATGGAAATGACAATGAGCCTAAAGAAAACAAAGCTGAAATCTTCATCTTCTTCCAGTTCTGGAAACAAGAAAAAGACTGGAAATTTTAGTGTTGGCGATACAGTCAATTTCCATGGCGGTACACATTATGTTTCTTCGGATGCGTCATCTGGCTACCAGGTTGCAGCAGGAAAAGCAAAGATCACGCATAGCAATCCGGGCAGCGCACATCCTTGGTGTTTGGAAGGTCTTGATTGGAGCGAAACACACCTATGTGGATGGGTAGATGAAGGAACATTCGATTAACGGGAGGTAGAGGATGGCATTTGATAGTAATGATGGAGTGTCGAGACTGGCAGCAGCTCTTGATAGTAGAATGAAACAGCACGCAGATAAACCCCTATGCCTTGATTTTGCAGAAATTCAGGCAGATGGTAGCCTACTCTCGAACACTTTCCCGATTGCGATTCCAAAGAGGGATTACAGGGTGTGCAGACAGCTTACCCTTGGAAAGACGGGAGATGCATTCTGCGATGTGCAGACTGAGCATTCTGGGAAAGCATATCTTCCGGAATCAATGCGGCAGTTACAGGCAGGAGACAGGGTACTGATCGCCTGGGTGCAAGACACTGCTGTTGTGATCGACATTATAACCAGACCGGTATAGGAGGACATATGGCAGACAATAACTTATATCCGGTGGTGGATATACCGGAATATGAGGAAGAAAATGAAGAATATGATACAGAGTACAAGCCATCTGTGGCGTGGGACTTAGAGAAAGGAGATTTCGTTTGTGAATCTCCTTTTTGTATGCTTAAAAGCGAAGGGCTCGAAGCGTACAAAATATGGTGCGTAAAGGCAGTTGCTACAGAAAGGTATAGCTGTCTCGGATACGATGATGATATCGGTGCAGAGATGGAAGATGCCATGAAGGAAGAAGATGATACAGCTGTGGAACTGGCGATTGAACGTACCATAGAAGAGGCTCTGATGGTAAATCCAAGGACTGAATCTGTAGAGGATTTTGAATTTGAATGGGAACCATCTGTGGTCCATGTGAAATTTACAGTGTACGCAATACACTGGGAAAAATTCGATTTAGAAGTAACATTGAAAAGGAGATGAGAATTTGGCAGAAGAATTTGTAACTCCAGAATTTATAGATAACAGTGATCCTGATACCATCCAGTCGAGGATGATGAACAATCTTCCGGTTGATATTTCTGATATGCCGGCAGATTTTCCGCATGATTTCACCATGCCAACTGCAATCGAGATCTCCAGACTGATACAATATAACCTTACCCGAACATTGATGTTGATGTTCCCAATGTGGGCCTGGGGTGAATGGCTTGATCTGCATGGAGTATCTGCAAAGGTTACACGAAAGCAGGCAAGCAGAGCTTCCGGGCATGTGACTGTTACAGGTACTCCGGGAACCGTGATTGAAGAAGGAACTGTCTTCTGTACGGAAGGAACAGCAGATACAGAGTCTATTGAATTTGCTACAACTGTCGAGGAAACTATTTCGGATTCCGGAACGGTTGATATAGCTGTTGCGTCTGTCATGGCAGGAGCTGCCTACAATGTTACGAGAAACACTGTAATATTGCAGAAGCAGGCAAATAAGAACATCACTGCTGTGACAAATGAAAACCCCATCCGAGGCGGAACAGATGAAGAAGACGATGATACATACCGTGAACGAATCCTTGAGAAACTGCGTTCGGCAGAGGTTTCTTTTGTAGGGTGCGATGCTGATTATGTCCGTTGGGCGAAAGAAGTCTCAGGGGTTGGAAGTGCGGTTGTGGAAGCTGAATGGAAAGGACCTGGAACCGTTAAGGTTGTTGTTGCGGATCCGGATGGTTCTGCGGTTGGAGAAGATACTCTAAAAGCAGTTGAAGACTATATTGTATCCCCAAAGGACAGAATGAAGCGTCTGGCTCCGATTGGAGCATCCGTAACGATATCTACAGTGAAGGACATGACTATATCCTACAGTGCAGTGCTTGAACTGGAAAGCAATTACAGTATCGACAATGTAAAGGAAGCATTCCTGACAGCATTAAAGACCTACTACAGGGAAGCTAAGGACAGTGAAGAAATCCGGTATACGGTTGCATCTGCATTGTTGTCTAATACAGCTGGAGTAATTGACTTTTCAGATTTTCGCATAAATGAAAATACGAACAACATATCGGTTGCAGCAGACTATTATCCGATCACAACTGCGACGGAGCTTAATTTTACGGAGGGATAGAGATGCATATAGATAATGTTGATCTGGAACATTTTCCTGCAAATGAGGTTGCTCAGAGGCTCCTGACGTATGTGACGAGAGGATGGTATGATAAGTCGTACGTCGGAAAATGGATTTTTGAGGTCATGGGTTTAGAACTGGATACGGCAATCAAAAGGATTGAAGAAGCGCAAAGTCAGGCATTTCCGGAAACGGCGGCATGGGGAATGTATTTTCATGAACTGACATATGGAATACCGATTGACAGGACAAAAGACATTGATGATCGCCGAAAAGCAGTCGTGAATCGACGCGATAGGACGGCCAGATCGTCCATTACGCCTTATAGATTAGAAAACATCATACAGACCGTATTTGGGCTTTCTGCAAGCGTCTCGGAACAGGTAGAGCAGTACATATTCAATATTGACTTAACCATTAAAGCGGATTATGCCATACATTCCGTAGATGCCTTGTTGGAATATATCCGTAAAATAAAGCCATCGCATCTGGCGATGAAAGCACGATATGTTATTGAGGCTGTGATATGTGAACAGAGAAACCAGGCATTGTTTCCGCTTGTAGAAATAGGAATGCCGTATATTTTGCCGGAAGAATTTTCTTTGCCACTTGTAGAAGTAAAATGTGGAATATCAGAAAATCTTTCTGCTAACATGGAAGGAAACATCATGGTTTATAAAAACCTTCACCAGTGGAATGGCGAATATGATTTTGATGGCGAAATACAGTTTGATACAGAGATTTCCAAGGAGGAATTGTGATGGAAGGAAAGGTTACAAAGATTGGAAAAACTAAGATTTTAAAAGCTCGAGCGGGAGAAAGCACGCTCCCCAAAATCGCTGGATTTGCATTTGGCTCTGGTGGAGCGGATGGCTCGACGGTACTTGTTCCGGGAGAAACCTTGAAAAGTGAATTTCTTCGAAAAGCAATAGATGGACATACGCTTAAAATAAACGAAAACAAGTGTGAGTATTATTGCACGCTGAACACAAACGAAGCGAACGGAAAGAGCATTAGTGAAATTGGTCTGTATGATACAGAAGGAGATATTATCATGATTGCGAATTTTACTGCTAAAGGGAAAGACCCTGAAGTGTATATGAAATTTGAAATTGATGATATTTTGAAATAGGGAGGAAAGTGATTGAATGGCAAATATAGTAATTCCGGACAATCCCAGCTACAGCGAGGTAGTTCCTATTATTGAAACGACAGATCCGGTTCATGCTGATATTGTTAATCCAGTATTTAAAAGGTTGCTGATTAACGAAGCATATCTGAACAGGAAGATCATGGAGCTTCAAAAACTGATAGATAAAGCGGCCTCTGATAATATCTGGGGAGGAACGAACTTATCCTCTGCTGCAACGATAGGGGATTCGGCGGCACAGTACACAGTAATCAGGAAAACATCGTCCGCAATACAGGAACAGTCTTTATTTTCCGTACCGGTTTCAGGTATTAGAAAGGGACTGTATAGCTTACTGATTCGCCTGAAAGCAAGTCAAAATACAGATGGTAATGGCTTGGTTGGACTTAAAGTATCTTCTGGCGGTGTAATGCAGAAACAGCGGACGATTATAGCGCAGATGTTTAAGAGCGCGAACACATATCAGACATTTGGGATGAATGTGGAATTGGATGACTCTGCAACAATTTCAGCCGCTCTATTAAAAAACAGTGCGAACATTACCATAAGCATTGATTACGTTATTTTGCAGTCGGCACAGACGGCAATAACAAGTTTGTAGGTGATTGTATGATAACGGCAGAAAAGCTCGTTGAAATACGGGAAAAAGTAAAAAAAGAAATGGCAAGAAGAAATTGCAGTGACCATGGCGAAAATGCTTCATTAAGCAAATTCGCCGATAGCTACGATTACGACATTCCTCCGGTGACAGGAGGGGATATCACAGATGAACATATACAAAAGATTATCGATCCGCTGCTTAATGTAGCGGATTTTTTGCAGGACAACAGTCTGCAGCAGAGCCGAAACGGAATGGATGTTATTACTGATCAGGCAGAAAAGTTTATAGATGCATTAGCAAAAATTGATAAGCAGGCTACATCCAGCGGATGTAGAGGACTTTGTACGGGGTTATGTGTAGGTTCTTGCGCATCTGGCTGCCAGGGATGCACCGGGTGTACTGGTGGTTGCGATACCACTTGCGCAAGAGGATGTTCTGATGGATGTTCAACATCTTGTGGCGGATGTTCAAGCGGTTGCTTTTCTGGTTGTACACATACCTGTGGTTCTGGATGCACAACCGGCGCAATGACTACATAATGAGAGGAGGTGATATCTATGGCGTGTTCAAAAGGATGTGGAACGAGTTGCGCAACGAGTTGTCAGTCCACAGCATCCGGCAACTGCGGAGGATGTGGGACTTCTTGTTCACGAAATTGCAGCACGATATGCTCAGGTACCTGCTCTGGTACTTGTAACAAAACATGCACAAAGCAGTGCAATCATAATTGTTCGGATGAATGCACTGGATGTCAACGGACATGCGCAGATGATTGCGAGGCAGGATGCAAAACGGATTGCCTTCAGACCTGCACAGCGAATTGTTCAGACACTTGCGCAGACTGCACAGGTGGATGTGGAAACAGTTGCTTTGCGACATGCGCTGATGACTGCACAGGTGGATGCAAAGGCAGTTGCAATACGACATGCACAGCGAATTGCATGAACGACTGCAATAGCTGGTGCGAAGGCGGATGTTATTCTTCGTGCACATGGACTTGCGAAGGATGCAGTAATACTTGCACTGGTACCTGTTCCGGTACCTGTTCTGGTACTTGCTCCGGTACCTGTTCTGGCACTTGCCAGGGTTGCGATAATAAGTGCACAGCTTCCTGCGCTCAGTCTTGTACTGGCTGTAGCGGCTGTTCGGGTTGTGGAAATTCCTGTGGTTCCGGATGCACAAATAGCTGCATGGGAACCTGCAAAAGCAATTGTTCTGGAGGCTGCGGAACCAGCTGTGGAGGATGCTCTACATCCTGTGCATCAAGCTGTCAGAGCGATTGTGGCGGGACCTGCAGGAATCAGTGTTTCGGACAGGCGACTACACCGATATATTAATTTAATTAGGAGGAAAATATGAGAACAGTAATTATTAAAGTAGACAGCAAAGAGGCAGAGTACATCGAAAGACTGGACTATGAAAGAGGTTTTGCAAAGGATGTCCTTCAGAGGATCATCGAATCACATCCAGATGATGCGGGAATTGTTAATGGTGAGGCATTTAAGGCATACCAGAAACAGGGAGTTGAACTGGATGCACAGTTTAAGATCGCCGTGACAGAACTTGAGCAAAAGTATATTCCAGATACACTGAAAGGTCATAAGACCAGATGGAATCTGGAATACAAAACAGCTGAATTAAAAGTAGATATTTTGTGCAATTGTGCAATTGAGGGGATTGAATGAGAAGAACAGAGCAGTATTCTGAAAAACTGAGCCGGTTATATCCTGAACTTCATAAACCTACAGGGAAAGAAAAGGTCCTGACGCAGACAGTTACATTTCAGGTTACAGATGATTGCAATTTGGCTTGCAAATACTGTTATCAAATGCATAAAGGCAAAAAGAAGATGTCATTTGAAACAGCAAAGGAAATGGTCGATCTCTTGCTGTCTGGCGATAAAGGTATGGACGACTATATTAATCCGGTACGCTCACCGGGACTTATCATTGATTTTATCGGTGGAGAGCCCCTGTTGGAGATTGAATTAATTGATCAGATCTGCAGCTACACGATTAACAGGATGATCGAACTAAACCATCCATGGCTGACAAGAACAATGTTTTCTATTTGTTCAAATGGTGTCTGCTACTTTGAACCAGAAGTGCAGAGAGTTTTACAGAAATGGAATCAGCGCCTGTCTTTTTCTGTGACTGTTGACGGAAATAAAGAACTTCACGATTCCTGCCGGGTATTTCCGGATGGGCGGCCATCTTATGATCTGGCAATTTCAGCGGCGAAAGATTGGGTAAACAAAGGTGGATATATGGGTAGCAAGGTTACGATAGCTCCTGCAAATGTGATGCATGTGTACGATGCAATTACGCACATGATCGATCTTGGATACACCGAGATCAACGCAAACTGCGTCTACGAAGAAGGATGGCAGATGGTACATGCGACTGTTCTTTACGATCAGTTGAAAAAACTTGCAGACTATATCTTGGAACACAATCTTGATATGGAAAATGATTATTACATCTCACTGTTCGAGGAAAACTTCTTCCACCCGAAGCAGCCTGACGACCTTGAAAACTGGTGCGGAGGGAATGGAGTAATGTTGGCCGTGGATCCGGACGGCATCATTTATCCGTGCCTGAGATATATGGAAAGTTCTCTTGCAGGACAGCAGGAGCCATATAGTATAGGGGATGTGAACACGGGAATCTGCCAGTGTGAATGTCACAAATGCCGTGTAGAATGCCTCAAGAAGATCGATCGGAGAACACAGAGCACGGACGAGTGCTTTTATTGTCCGATTGGCGAGGGATGCTCTTGGTGTACCGCATACAATTATCAGGTATTCGGAACTCCAGATGCGAGAGCAACTTATATTTGCGATATGCACAAAGCACGTGCGCTGGGAAATATTTATTTTTGGAATAAATATTACAAGAAAAATGGAATTGAGAAGCATATGGAGAATCATGTGCCAGAAAAATGGGCACTTGACATTATCACTCAAGCAGAGTGGAATATGCTGAATAGCTTATAACTATTTTCGATATAATCTAACAAAAAGTGATAATATCGAAAAAATATGGTAAAAAAGAGAGGTGTTTTAAAAATGATAAAGCAGGAAGTTATCTTTAATGTTAAAAACCTCATGATCTCTAAAACAAAGAATATCTTTGCAACGGAAGGCATCCGGAACGTATTTACAGCGGTCTTTCAGTTCCATTCTTCAGACTGGGACAATCTAGTAAAGACAGCTGTCTTTGAAAACGTTGAAGGAACAAAAGAAATGAAGTTACTTGAAGAAAATAGGTGTGACATCCCGGACAGCTTTTTTAAAGCATCTGGTGTCTGCTATGTTTCTGTAATGGCTGGCGATTTTATGGTAACGAATAAAGTGGCGATAATCGTAGTCAATGCCGGTTATGTTTCTGGAGATACAGTTGCAGAAGCAAAGAATTACTTTGAACAGATTCTTAGATATTTTGATGCAACGAACACGAATGTTCAGGAATATGGAAAGCTGGCCGAAAGATTTGCCGTCGGTTTGGCAGAGATTCCTGAAAGCTTGACGGATAATGCGAAATATTATGCAGATCAGGCAGAACAGGCTGTCATGGGTATTCCGGGGCAGGTGGAAGATGCAAAGATAGATATCGACAATTATGTCAAAGAAAAAGAAGCTAACCTGAAAGGCGAAGACGGAAATGTATGCTTTGTAGAGTTCCGCATTCAACCTCCATATCTTTTTATGCGGAATAATCCGGAGGAAACAGATATTGAATTCAGGTTAAACGGTTCTAAGTTAGAGTATAAATGGAGGGAAAGAGACTAATGGCTAGAAAAACAATAGGTAGTGGTCAGTGGACCAACATGGGAAATGTAACCACGAATCCTGATGGAAGTTATTCTGACTCCAAAACATATAATTTTCTGGATATGGTGTCATATAATGGCGGTTCATACATTTGTCTACAGGATGGGATAAATGGCGTTCGTCCATCGGCTGGCGAAAGTACAGACATATGGTTTTGTTCTTCGGTTCCGGGGGAAGCAAGCCCGGCATTCCAGAATTTAGCGGAAGAAGTCAAAGAAGCTGCTAAGCTGGCAAAGGAAAAAGCAACAGCTGCTGAGGCGAGCGCAAAGAAATCGAACGATAGTGCGACAGCAGCATCCAGTGCAGCAAACTTAGCAATCGACGCTGCAAAAAATGCAGAGGGTTCCAAAGATGTAGTTGCTGGGTATAAAAGAGCTGCTGAAAAAGCTGCTAAAGATGCTGCATCATCTAAAGAAAGTGTAGATACGAAAATTGCTGGATTAGATGAAACGTTTGCAAATAAAACCAACAGTTCCATGCAAAGCATAAATAAGGCTTTTGATGCAAAAGCAGAAGAGATTAAAACAGAGATTGATGCTGCAAAAGCAACAATGATATCTGAATCTCAAAAAGCTATTAATGAGACTACAGATACGGGAAAACAAGAAATTAATACAGTTGGGGCAGAGCAGATAACAAATATACAGAAAGCAGCTCAAGCCGTTACTGACGCATCAAAAAAATTGCTCGATCAGGTTAATCATATTACATTTTCGCTTAATGCTGAAGATGGTGGACTTGACATTATTTACACAGAATAGGGAGGAAGAAAATGGCAACAGGAGATCAGATTATAACAAATTTTCCGAGAGAATCAACCATGAAGGAAATTTCACAGGCAGTACAGGCCATTGCGCTTGCACAGGCAGGTGGTAAATTGGAAACTATCACAACATGGGATCAGATTGCGGCTTTGTCAAGAAATGGGCTTTTACAGAAGCTCTATGATTATGGAGATCAGCTTGCTGATAAGTGGACTGACACAGCAGGCAACAAAGAGTATGAATTCCCGTGGCACATCAGTCATTTTGATACGGAAGAACTTGAAGATGGAGAACAAATTCAGGGAACATATCTTGAAGCACATTATACAACTCCGTTTGGCTTGCAGTTTAGTAATAGAGCTTTCCTGCGTTGTCCAAATGGTTTGGCTGCCGGTACATACAATGTAACGCTAGGTGCCAAGTGGGGTAATAATGCAGTGAAAGATACGACCTGGAAGTTTACTCTTACCCAGGCTGTACCAGAAGGAGGTTCTGTAGCTGGATTTACTCAGATGCCAGATGTTACACCGTCGAATTGGAAAGCTACTTCTTATGCCGCAGATGGTATCACAAAAATTGAAACCGTAGCGATCAGTTCAGGTACTACTGAGGACGGAACCAATCTTGGAACAATGAACCTTGATACACGAAATGGAGATTTAAACTCCATGCAGGAAGCTGCATACGGATGGAACCGTTGGAAATATTCAGCTGCTCGACAGTGGCTCAACTCCGAACAGCCAAAAGGAAAATGGTGGGTAAAACAGGATGAATGGGATGTTGCACCGGATCAGCTCGCCACAAAAGACGGATTCTTATGCGGAATGCCGGTAGAAATGCTTAAAGTATTAAAGAAAATCAAGGTGACAACCCTTGCGAATACCGTTAATGATGGCGGCGTGACTGATATCACATACGACAGAGTATTCCTTGCGTCTATGTCACAGATGAACGTAAATATGAGCAAGGAAGAAGGAACAGTTCATGAGTACTGGAAGCGCAGAACCGGATCGGCAAAGGCGATTGAACCATGGAAAACATATCCAAATATGATTCGATATTCTGCAGCGAATCATACCTCACCTCAGAATGTGTTTTCTCGTTCGGCTTATCGTGGTCACGCTTGCAATGTTATGTATGTGAACACGTCCGGCAACGTCTACAACACGTACGCGTGTTACGCGTTTACCTACGCCCCGCTTGTCTTCGTATAATCATCAATCAATTAATCCCTGCACCCACGGATGCAGGGATAGAACTGGAGAATACACATGGCAGTTAAAGTCGGAGAGAGAAATGTGCCGGATACTCCGCAGAATAGACAGTTAGATGCTGCTTGGGAAGCGAGAGAACTGGCATTATATACGATTAAGATATGCAATAACAAGAATATCTTTCTTCCGGAATACCAGTCAGCCCTTACGGATGATATTATCCGTACAGCAAAGGATATTTACATAAATGTCTGGACTGCAAACAATATTAGGGTAGACGGTCATAAGGAATTGTGGAACTGGAGGAACAGACTTCAGAGACAGGCTACGATGGAATGCAACAATTTACTGGCATTGATTGGGCTTGCCCGTCCTCTATTTCATTTAAAAGGAAAAAAGGTAAAATATTGGTCTGAAAAAACGCTCAAAACACGAAATTATATTAAGAAGTGGAGAGAATCAGATCAGGAAAGATACTCGTAAATAAGTTTGGGATGTAGGCTATCACCTCAGAATGTGTTTTCTCGTTCGGCTAATCGTGGTAACGCTTGCAATGTTATGAATGTGAACACGTCCGGCAACGTCAACAACACGAACGCGTGGAACGCGAATACCTACGCCCCGATTGTCTTGCGTAGGGCATTATGGCCAACACATAGTGCTGGTTGCCCCGAAGATTATAGACAAGGAGCCGAAATCCCTGGCATAAGCCTAAACAATACCGCGGATAATCGAAAGAGACAGTACATGACTCCCAGAGAGCCTGCCAGTGCTGAAAAACTGCGGACAAAACAGTATGAAAGATTACATTACAAATTTTGACCAACTATATAATTCTATGCAGAAATGCAGGAAGCGAGTGTCCTGGAAACCCTCTGTTAAATCGTTCATTCTTAACAGTGAAGAAAATCTGCTAAGAATGGAGCGACAATTAAAAGAAGGAACCTGGAAAAATGGGAAACCAAAGCCGATACTCATTACTTATCCAAAACGCAGGGAAGGACTCAGCATACCATTTAAAGATAGAGTGTACCAGAGAAGTATTAATGATAATGCACTGTATCCTCAAATGTCGCGACATTTTACATATGCGAACTGTGCCTGTCAAAAAGGGAAAGGAACAGATTTTGCACGCAAACTTGTAAAGAAATATCTATGGAACCATTATTGTAAATATGGAACAGAAGGATATATTGTACAGGTTGATATTCATGGGTATTATTTGAATATGCGGCACAAAGATGTAGAAAAATGTTTTGCGGATGGAGCTGATCTGGATACCTGCCGGATGTCTGTGGCAGTACTAAATGAACAGTATGCCGGAGAAACCGGATACAATCCCGGCTCACAGATGGTCCAGATTGCCGGAATAGCTTTATTGAATAAATTGGATCATTATGTCAAGGAAAAACTACATGTTCGGTATTATATCAGATACATGGATGATTTCTGGATCCTCACCCATAAAAAGTCAGATGCAGATTATATTTTTAGAGAAGTTGAAAGGTCCCTATATAAATATGGGCTTCAATTGAATAAAAAGAAATCTCATGTCCAGCCACTGAAAAAAGGATTTATGTTTCTTGGATTTAATTATCGAATTACAGAAACTGGCAAAGTTATCATGACACTTGACTCTAAAAGCACCAAACATGAGAGAAAAACTCTCGTCAGAATGGTTCATAAAGAGAAGAGAATGGAACTGGAACCTGAAAAAACAAATGAGCATCACAGGTCCTGGGAGGACAATGCAAGTAAAGGAAACTCATATAAGTTGACACAACGTACAAAGACATATTTAAAAGAGCTTAGAAAGGATGGTTGAAAATGGAAATTAGAAAAATGAACCTGCCGCCTGCGCAGGCTGCAGAGGACGAAAATCTCAGAGCAACAGTAGTAAAGCAGAAAGAAAAAATAGAGAATCAGAAAACAATGATTCAGTACCTTGCTGCTATGACAGATGTTTATATTCCGGAAGAGGAGGAAGAGGAAGATGTACAGAATTTTATTGAAAATGAAGAAAATGTATAACCACGAAGACTGGCTGAAAATGGTAGAACAGGCAAAGGAACGAGGCAAACTTACTGATGAAGAATATCAGAAGCTTATCTCAATGGATGGAACTGAAGAAGAATGACGAAACTGCAGATAATAAGTAAACAATGGTCATTGATTTATGATCTTCTGCTACTTAATAAGGGGGAGAGTGAAAGAACCCTTGATGAGATTGAACGTGATATGGATACGTTAGAATTTCATTGCAGAAAGTATGTCGAAGCAGATGATGAAGAATTGATGATGTAAAAAGGGCCACAACAGGCTCTTTTTTTAATGGAGGTAAAACTATGTGTAGCCAAAGAAGCCCGCCGTAAGAGCAATATAGAAGTTTTAGAAATTAAATACGGAGGTATTGAAATGACGTTAAAAGAGATTTTGGAAGCTGGCGGGGGAATCCTTTTTGTTGTTCTTACATTAGTACAGGTAGCACCAATCAAGGTAAATCCTTGGACGGCATTGGGACGATCAATTGGTCGCGTACTGAATAAAGAAGTCATGGACAAAATCGAGGAGGGAAACGCTAAGAATGCACGTTACAGAATTATTCGATTTAATGATGAGGTTAAGCATGATGTAAAACATACAGAGGAACATTTTGACCAGATTATTGAAGATATTGATACTTATGAAAATTATTGTAGCGATCATCCTCACTTTCCAAATGGAAAAGCAGTTCATTCGATTTCGAATATCAGGAAGATTTATGATAAATGTAGTGACGAACATTCTTTTCTGTAAACACTGGAGGCGGCAGGTAAAATGAAAAAAAGATTAAAAAAGATAGTTACGACTGTAAAAAAAGTCGGAACATTGAACCTGGTGCTGATGTTTGTCGGCGCTTTTTTTATATGGTTCAACTGGCAGATGATCTTGCTGTACAGACAGTGTGATAGCATGCCGGAAACATATGCCTGTGCAGTTGTGGCAGCAACCATTGGAGAGTGTGGCATATGCGGATGGATTCGGACCAACAAAGATAAACAGCAGGACCGGAAATGGCAGAAAGAAGACGAGAAAGAGCAGGATGATTCAGATATTAATGTCGGAGATAATGAAGAGGAGGAAGAATAATGGTATTTGAACAGGCATTAAAAGCAATGAAAAACGGAAGTAAAGCAAAGTTACCATCATGGGGCGGATTCTGGCGCTGGGATGAAGAGAAGAAAACGATCATTATGCACACCAAAGATGGCAAGGAGATGGATATTCGGGAGACACAGGTGGTTGAATATACATTAAAAAATGTTCTTTCTGATGAATGGATTATCGCAGATGAAGTTAACTGTCCGCAGCTTGGCGGAGAAGCAACCTTTGCTTTTGGAGAAGCTATTAAATATCTTAAAAGAGGAATGAAAGTTGCGAGAAAGGGCTGGAACGGAAAGAAACAGTATATTCAGCTTGCGACTGGAATTTCATACACAACGCCGGATGGAGACATTGTAAACTGCGAACATGCGGCAATCGGCAATATGGCAGTTGCATTTGTTGGAACATCTGGAGTGCAGATGGGATGGCTTGCATCACAGGCAGACATGTTAGCAGAAGACTGGGTATTCGCATAAGAAAGGAGAAAAAATATGAGTTTAGAGATTTTTTTACTGTTACTGCTGATAGTATCTATTTTTACAGGACTCTTTACGGAAGGGATCAAGAAGTTACTTGAAGAGTCGAAAAAAACCTACAAGGCAAATTTCCTTGCAGGAGGAGTAGCTGTAGTTTTATCAGTGCTTGTAGGGAGCGGATATATTGTTTTAATGGATGCACAGATCAACAGCAAGATGGCAGTATACCTCATTTCATTGATTCTGCTTTCGTGGCTGTCTGCAATGGTTGGATATGATAAGGTCATTCAGTCGCTTGGACAGATCAAACTCCCGAATAAGAACGAGTAGTTAGGAGCCTGTTTTAAGGCTCCTTTTTGTGAGGTGGACTTATGGATAAGCAAAATATAACTGTATTGAGAAAAATACTGTATGCAGTGGAATCCGGAGATCAGGTATATGGTAAGCAGGATTATTCCTGCTTTGCCGGGGTCGGAGCGAACTGTAGCAATGAAAAAGCTATTACGATCGGTGCGGGCCAGTGGTACGCAGGAGAAGCAAAAGAACTGTTATACCGGATTCAGAGAGCAAACCCGAAGCTATTCAAAGACATGGATAATGCAGGTATGGAAAAAGACCTGCTGATGAAGAGCTGGGATACATACGCCGTAACAGCAGAATCTGCGAAAGGAAAATGTATCGTAGACATTATCAGCACTGACCTGGGGAAGAAATGCCAGGATCAGTACATGGAAGACCAGATACAAACGTATATTCCAATCATTGAAAAAGCATATGGAACCATGGAAGATTCAGCCATGATGGAATGTATTAATGTCCTGCATCAGGGTGGCTTTGACGCATTGAAAAGAATCTTGTCTAAAACTCCGGAACCATATACTGCAGACAAGATTTATGTAACACTGTGCCGGGATCTGGCAGACCCGACGCCGAACCAGGTAGGGGATTACACAGACAGGCAAAAAGCTGTCATAAACATGATTCATACATATGCTGATAGCACAGAGAAAGAAGGTATTGAAATGACTAAGACAGAAAAAGCAATAAGACAGATGGAGACATGGGCGACAGATGATTCTCATGGCTACGATCAGGATTATCGTTGGGGAGAAAAAGGTGATTTTGACTGTTCCTCTGCTGTAATACAGGCATGGCAGAATGCCGGGGTGAAAGTAAAATCCAGCGGTGCAACATATACGGGGGATATGAAAAATGTGTTCTTGAAGAATGGATTCAAAGACATTACCGCTTCTGTCAACAGAGGAACCGGAACAGGGTTAAAGCGTGGCGACGTGCTGCTGAACGAAGCTCACCATGTTGCAATGTACTGTGGAGCTGGCAAAGAGGTAGAAGCATCCATCAATGAGAAAGGTACCGCACATGGCGGACAGCCGGGAGATCAGACCGGAAAAGAGTTTCTGATCCGTAGCTATAGAAATTACCCGTGGAATTGCATCTTACGCTATGCCGGAGATCAGACTGTCACATCTGATGCAGAGAAGAAACAGAACACAGTAGCTTATGTGGCCAGATTCACAAAGAATTGCGAATGCTACAGTGCAGCCGGCAAGACTCAGGCGAAAATGTTCCCAGTGATTAAAAAGAATGCGGTTGTAGATGTGATGAAATACACCGAAACCGTAAATGGTAAAAAGTGGTATTTTATCCGGATTCCACATCCGACAGAAGGCTTCGTAAGAGAATTTGTTCCGGCCGGATATTTCAAGAAGTTAATCTAAACCTAAATGGTGCTTTCTAAAATCTAAAATATATCACATAAAAACAGCCGGTCCCTCAAATGGCAGGTAAACCGGCTGTTTTGCTTTTCTTTTGTATCTTTAATCTGATATTCGCGCTATGTATCCCATTCATAAGCACATTTCTATAATACTATATTTCCGAAGTTTTTGCATTGATTTTCGTTCGACAAATTAAGACGATTGTTTTAAAATTAATACCCAACACTGCTGGTGGTTTCCTGGAAATTATTTTTTATATCAATCCCATGGAATTTTTGTATATTATCAGCTAGAAAATCAATAATGGTATCATTATTTTGAAAATATATTAGCCCAATGGCTTCAGAAGCCATAATTGCGTTTTTTCCATCGTCTATCCATACAGAACAACGTCCCCAACCGATTGTTGGTTTTTCAATATAGGGATCTCCATATTTCTCAGTGATTCCTGCACAAATATCTGAATAATTACTATCGTCAATTGTAATTTCATAACCGCCACAGACGAGCTGGTTATCAAGAAATAGATATTCGACGCTTGCATCATACTTGTCGATTTGCCGATTATAGATTGTTAAAGTCGACAATTTAGATTCAGATGAGAGTATATTGCTTTGATAGTCAGTTCCGCTTTTCATCTCAGTAGTAATTTCTTCTTTTCTGACATCTTCTGATGAAGTTCCCCAAGCATACCCACGGAAAGAATCTATTTGAGATATCTCAGATTCTTTTTTGGCGGTAGCTTTGTCTTCGGAAGCATACACTCCAATTGATGGAAAAGCAAGAATGATACATGAAAGAAGTACAGCAATCCTTTTTGTAATTAGCAATCCTTTTTTCATAGTGCGACCCTCCTATGTATTTTTTTCTATAGTAACATTTTTGCATTGCTTTGAGGGGTAAATCTTGCCGCCATAATTCGTCATAGTTCGACATTTAAAAGTGCTAAAATAGGGAGAAATATTTGATAAAAAGCGGAACAAGTCAGAAGTAAAAATCAATATACAAAATAACCAAAAATTCAAAGCCATTTTTGACGAAATGTGCCTGAGCAACGATAGAGATTTTTTCAATACTCAATATGCCTAAAAGTTAAAATTCGGTATAGAAGCGTGTACGAGCGTATAGAGCTATTCAATTTTAGAAGAGCTGGTATGGAAAAGATTGGAGAATGGTGATATGGTGTAGATACTGCCGAACCTCCAGCAGAAAGGAGGTGATCTTGATGGACTATAGCACTAATCCTTAGCTGTTTTCAGTATATGTGCATCAGGCAAAAAAGTCAACCAGTAATTCAAGTGTTCGCAAAATCGAGTTTTCCACATTATCCACACGTAAATGAGGATAAAATACAAATGCGCAAAGCCTTATAAATAAAGGAAAATCTTCATATTTTAATAAAAAACATGTGACATTGTCCCATCAATGTCACGAAACCGTCACGTCACTATTACTCTATATCTATTTCTATATCTAAATCTTTTTCTATCTTTTTCTTTTATTCTCACTATTAGTTATTGAATGTTGCAGTTGCGAAAATAATTTGCATAAATAGAGCAAAACTATTGACAAATACGCAAGTGCGAGTTATAATATATACATAATCAAACAAAACATAAGAACTAAACAGGTAGGTGTTATTTTTTTACCTAAACGGTTCGCAAATGCGAGAAAAACAACATCAAAAAACGGAGGTAATCATATGAAATACAGAAACAGCGATGATAATAGATACAGAGTACGGTTTATGAAATCTACAGAGGAGCTCATGGATCAGCTCACAGTCAAAGAGTTTATCTCTTATCTGGAAGAAAAAGCAGAGTTTGAAGATTATACAGTAGAGTACATTGATGGCAAATGCGTTAATTGCAAAGCCTATGATCTGAAAGAGGAAAGCAGCAATCTTCATAAAGAATTTTTAGTAACAGAAGATGGCAGAGTATTTTACTGGAGAGCTCTTAATTGCAAGGTTGAGTTAGTAGATAGAGAAATCGAAAGGGAAAAAGACATGATGAAAGCAAAGAAATCACCTACAATCTTGGTGCCATGGGAAAGCTGGTTGTATCTGGAGGAAAGAAGTTACAAAGAAAGATGTGGCAGAAAACATACTGAGAAGAGCTTGGAAAGAATGAAAAGAAATTTTAATAGCTTAGCTCATTATAAAGGGATGAAGCAGTTGATGGATAAGGATTTTGGCGGAGCTATAGGAAAACCAGAAAATTCATGGGAAGAACACCGTTGGACAAGTTGGAGCTGCGAGGATATGAAAAAGATGTTAGATGAAGCCGGACTTCCATGGAAACCGGGAGAAGAAATCGAATACATTTCGGTTAGCATTTGAAGTTGAGAGAGGTAAAGAGGATGTCAGCTACATACAAAACACAGATCAAAAATGCGCAGAGTTCATTTGAGCTCAGCTGCATTTGGGAGGATGTCAGAAATGCTTTCTGGATTAAGAAAACAATCAGCAGAGAGATGTATGACAAGAGAGGCGCAGAGATTATTGACAAAAGAAATGAAATTTCAAAGAAACATCAGAAAGGAGATCGGGTATGATGGAAAGACCAGAATTTTTAAATACTGTTACCATCGGTGCCACAAGAAGAAAATACAGAGAAAATCAGAAATCGCTTGACAATATGATGCTCCTGGTTTCTTCGGGAACCATTCAGGAAGTATTTAACGGAAATAATGAATGGGTTTTCAATCAGGTAATGACAGAAACTATTCTCCAGCAGGAATACATCAGAGAGCGAGAAAAAGCTAACTGGGGATGGAACAGAGGAGTTGTTGATTTCAGCAAGCAGGGAAGCTGCATTTTATAGAGAGGATAAAAAGATGGCTTTACAGAGAAATTATTACCGGGATCGTTGGAATGAAAAGAAGGTATGGGAAGTTGTAAAATTGGTTGGTGGCTATTATCTCCGGCAGTATGTCAGCGGTCAGCAGGTAGGAAGAGGGATGAAGACATCGAAGAAATTTATCATGAGCATCGGTGTTTTTGAATTTGAAGAAGTAGGAGGAATTGCAGGATGAAATGGGATGTTAAACACGACAGAGCAAAGAAGGTAATTGATCGTTTCCTAGATAACGCAGGATACTGGCAGGAGTCAGAAGACCTGGTTGCAGGCCTGACGGATGAAGAAAAGGAACTGGTAAATGCGGAAGTTGAACTGATGATTGCATCCATCAGAAAGCGTTACAAATTGCAGGAGCGTTTGCCAGAGCAGGCAGCTGAAGCAGAAAAGCCAGCAGAGAAGCTGGCAGAGAAAGCGGTAGAAGAACCGGTTAAAAAGCCGAGAGCGAGAAAGCCGAAGACAGAGAATGCGACACAAAAGAAGCCGGCGGCAAAGAGAACAAGAACCAAGAAAACAGAAAAGAAGGAAGCGTAAGGGCATGGGAAAAACAATCAGATGGAGTATGAAAGACCCGGCCGGTTGCGTACAGAGAGGGCAGATGCCCCTCTCTCAGCTTCCTGGAATCCTTCGAGATTTTGAGAATAGCGCAGCGGAAACACTGAGAAGAACCGGAGCCGACCACGTGCTTTATGCAGTGAAGATATACAACACAGAGGATGAGCTGACAGCGGTGCAGTTTTATATGAATCCGATGTCAGACGAGGAGTTTTCAAAGGTGACAGGCAAGGGGCGAGGAACTATGGTATATGCGTTGCATAGCAGAAAGGTAAAGGTGGCAGGATGAAGAAGAAAATCAAAGAGTTGTTTCAGCTGGCAATGAAAGCCCAGGAGAAGACAAGCGCATACGTGACGTTTGAGACATCAAATCACGGATGGGGATGCGTGGTAATAATTATGGACGATGGATTTAAGATGGAAAGAGAGTATGACGGTTACTATCATATGAATATGTTTTATCCGGATGAAAGATCAGAGGAAGAGTATCAGAAAGCGAAAGAACATTTAATCAGATTGCTCAGAAAAAAGAGAAAGGTGGAAATGGCATGAATTTGGTAGCAAAACTGACGCAGGAACAGATTGAAAAACTTGCAGTGGAGATTCGGACATTTCTTTTGAAACATGATATGTGGGTCGATACTCAGATTTATTTCAACGGAAAATGCTTCGATACACATGACAAGGAGACAGGTGAGTTTTATTACAATGATCCGGAACATTTGGTTGTAAGAGAAAATGAGAATCCGAGAAAATACTTTGAGAATGTGGCAGAAGATCATGTTCTCAGTATGGCTTTTGAAGGCAGTGTTTGTCATATGCTTTGGTACGGAACAAACCCAGGAATCAAGAAAAAGTTCGATAAAATCTTTGAGAAGAGAGGGCTTTACTATGAGTTCGGGGACCATTGGAATTTTACTTGTTATTACATAGGAGAGTGAGAAGATGGCATATTCAGATATTCAGAAGACAGAGTTCAATAGGGTAACGGAGAATCTGATCGAGATTACATGGACCTATGTTAATCTTTTAGAAGAGTTTCCACGACTTGACGAGCAGGACAGTATGAGCTGGAAGCAGATGTTTGTGGCGTGGGCTAATGAGTTCGAGGAACTTTACGGACACACAAATTGGATTGAATCAGAGAAAACGTATCCAGAAGCCATTGAAGAATTTGCAAAAGAGAAAATTCTTCAATGGGCGGGAATCAGAAAATATATATGCGTAGGAAAGCACATCGAAGGTATAACTCTGAATCCTTATGAGTGGTTGCTGGAAAAAGGCCAAGATGTAAAGTTGTTTGAAAGCGAAGCGGAAGCCAAGATATACTTAAAAACCAATGGTTATACCGATGAAGACATGGAATTTTTAAAATTTGAGGAGGTTTGGCACTGATATGGTAGAGAGAATTGAGGACACCTGCATCCGAATCCGTTCAGAGATAAATGAGTGGATGGACTGTATTTTCATAGTGAGCAAGGATGACGCTGCGAGAGCAGAAGAAGTTCTGCAGGAAGCATGGAATAGTTACTGGGAAGACGGCGATGGATGGTGCTATGGAGACTATCTGGAAGATAAGCTGGTTAATGCCGGCATTTCATTTGATTCATACTATGCAGATTCGGAGGATTGACATGGAAGAACAGAAAAAAGAGCAGCGAAAAACAATCAAGGTGGAACTGGAAGTAACAGTGACGCCAGAAGATATTGATGATATTGTTTGTACGGCACTGGAGGGCGGAATCGGCTACTGGGCCTGCTTGGACAATTCGACAGAGGAGTTCGAAAATGCACCAGAAGAAGAAACGGTCAGTGAGACAACTTCCAGACTTTTGAAAGAAGGAAAAACAATCACGCTGATTGACGAGGAAGAGGATGAGAAGCATGAGTTGACACTTGAAAAGCTGCTGGCAGGAATAAAGCTGTATTTGGAGGACAAACAAAGGCCGTACAACATTCTGGCCGATGACTTAAATTCCGCAGGATACAGCAAAGGAACTTATGAATTGGATTGTTGCATGATAGATGCTGATGTGGCCGACATGATTGTCCAGTATGCGGTGTTCGGAGAAGTAGTATTTGCTTAGGAGGGGTGATACAGTGGGTAAAGGAATTGTGACAGAATATTCGGAAATCTGTATTTTCTGCGGAAGACAGGCAGAAGCAGAACACCATTTAATCTTCGGAACTGCTGGGAGAGAACTCAGCGAAAAGGATGGCTTAAAAATTCCAGTTTGCAATAATTGTCACAACATGGGACAGAAGCTTTGCAGAATCCACGAAAATCCAATGGCCGAGAGATTATCAAAAATGCTCGGACAGGCAATTTGGGAAAAAGAGTGGATTTCTGCCAATAGCCAGCAGGAATCAAGAAAAGCTAGGGAAGCATTCCGGAAGAGATACGGAAGATCATATTTGTAGGAGGCGAGAGTATGGGAGCTATATTGATGCTGTTGTTTTTATTATACGTTGGAGCAAGAAAGTGAGGTAAGAAGATGGTAAAAGAGTATTGCGATAGATGCAAAGCGGAGATTGATCCGTACGAAAGATTTTCAAAGAAAGTCGTTAAGATCACTATTCCAAGCCCACAGAGTTGGGAGGGACGCACAAGATCAGTTACATTGTGCTCTGAATGTTTCAGCAAAATGGGAATCCAGGAAACTGTAAAGAATGTTGCTCCCGGAGATAAAAATGAGAAAGAACCGGCGGCAGTAGATAAACTCCTGGATGTTATCAGAGAGTTGGTAAATGATTGCATGGAGGAAAGAGGATTATGAACGATCAGGAAATTTTGGAAGCATTAAAGAAATCGGTAGCAATGCCACCGGTCCTTCACATGAACGAAAGAAGTGTCATATTTGTTGATTATGCAGACGGGCATGGAGAGGCAAAGACACAGGTAAATAATTGGTTTCGCTGTCCTTGTTGCAGCAGCATTGTAGGGGAGAGAAGAATTGTACATGAAAGAATAGTCGATCAGAGGAAGAAGCCCTACTGTGAGAAATGCGGCCAGAAAATAAAATGGGCTGCAGGCAAGGAAGAATCAAAGAAACTTATCACTGTAAATCCGTCGGACACAGAGTATACAGTGCTGGCAAAACGAATTGATAGCGGAAGATATGTACACATCGGAGGAGTGTTTGGAAACGAACTGCTCTGCAGAAAACGCTTTGAAGAAAAGGTGAGAAACCGGGAGATCTTCCATGGTATTGATTTAAGCACTGCGGTATTAGCAAAGAGAGAGACAGTGACGTTGACAGAAGAATGGGAGGCTATGGAAAATGTTGATCTGGAAATGTAAGAAGTGCGGGTGGATCGGAAGAGATTCCGACCTGGGCCTGCATTATGGAAATGATGAGGAATATTGTCCTCGGTGTAAGGAAGTGGACAGCATTGCAACAGTTGATTTTTCCGACTGCTTCAGCAGCCAGGAATTGGAAAAGCTGTGGCAGATCTTTGGAGAAATCCCTATTGATAACGCAGATGCTATCCTGGAAGAGTTCCTGGGATTTCCAGAAGGGACAGACAGAATAGAAATCTGGCATTGGTTTGATGAAAATTATCCAGAAGGCGTAGCTGTATTGATGAATGGAGGAAAGCATGGTAATTGAAAGAACCATAGCAAGCAAGGTCGGAGAATATGACGGCATTGCTATTTGCGATGAAAGAACGGTGAAAGTTGAGCTGACGGAAGCTGAACTTGAAGAGGCATACAGAATCAGAGCAGAAGAATACTTGACAGAAGATATAAAAAATGCCCTGGAAGAGTTCTGTGAGTATTGGGGAGTCCCTAAAGGCATTGCAGGAGGTTTAAGCGATAATTCGGACATTATCTGCAAGATTGCAAGCCTGTACAGAAAGAACCAGGATGCAAATGTGGCATCTGCAGACACAATGAAAGATGCAGTAAAACAGGTTTTGAAAGAGGAAGGCGTTTAGAAATGAGCAGGGTAGTTTATCCGGCGAGGGAAACCGTAACGGAGATCAGAGGCGAAGATGCGGCAGAGATCATCAATAAAATGATGGAGAAGGAAGGAATGACACAGATCCAGCTGGCTCAGAAAATGGGAATCACCAGACAGAGAGTGAGCAGACTAATTTCCGGAAATATGAGATATGAGAATTTCGTGAGGATTGTCAAGGCTGCTGGCTATGATGTGAAAATTGAAAAACGCAAGTGCGAGAAAAACTCGAAATAATAGAGCAAAACTATTGACAAATACGCAAGTGCGAGTTATAATATATACATAATCAAACAATAAATAAAACATTTGGGAGGTATATATTATGGCAACATTAGAAAATGATATCAAGGTAGCAGAAGAAAGAATCAGAGAAATGGAGAAAAGAAGAAGCTATTTTGCTGAAAAATATGCAGAAACAGGAGAATCATTTTACAAGAAGATGGCAGAGAGCGAAACAGATATGATAGCAGAAGTAAGACAGGCAATTATAGAGGCATTGGTGTAATTTTTTTACCTACATAGCTCGCAATTGCGAGAACAGCGAATATACCAGCGCTGATGCAAAGAGAAGCCTTAGAGAGTACAGGGAGAATCTTGCAGGAAGAGCAGATGTCCGGTTGGAAAAGCATCGCGAACCGATAGCAGGATAGAGTAAGGAGGAAAATGAGTATGGCAACTTTAGATATTGAAACAAGTTATTCGGCATACAAGAATTGTATGCTTCGCTTAGGGAGATATATGTCGGATGGTAGCCTGGCAGTTGAAATCTATA